AGTCTCTGATGTCTGATTTTGGAATTTCTTTCACCACCAAATCTGCATCAAGCTGGTGGTCTCGAACTAAAAAAACTTTGGAATTTCTGCCCTCTTGACCGATTTCTCTGTCCTTTGTAAAGCTGATTTGTGCAGATTCGTAGGGTTTAAGCATTGCTAACTCCTATAGCAGTAAGAATGGCCTCTCGCTCCACTTTGTCCCATCTGGCCCAATCGTCCGACTCTATAAAATCAGGAGTAATCGTTCCATCAATCATTTTTTTGACTTGCTCTCTTGGGCAGTTAATTGCAGGTGCCAAAGACGCAATTTGAAAAACTTTGAATTTCACTAAATTTGCACTTGCAAATGCTTCTTGGATTACCGCCTCCAGTTGCAGGCGCTCTACATTTGGGTCGGCAATTCCTTCGTTAATACGGATTGCTGCACGAGTTACCGAATATTCATGAAGGATATCCAAGATATTGTTGCGCACATACTTCAAACTTTCTGGACGATCCAGTGAGACTGGAACTATTAATTCCTCCACATTCACAACTTTGCCATTTTCAGTATTAAGAATGGCAAATGTGATCTCTTTCGGCGCGGCGCGGATACCAATTGAATTCATCTTATCTCCTTTGGTAGTGTTCACTGACTTTGTGTTCAAAAAGTATGGTGTTGCTGATTAGACCGAAATTCTAACAGCTACAGCATTACAAAAACGTAACAAAATCTCGTTTATTCGGATTATGTCTCGTGGAGTTAGAAGACATTAATCTGCTGTGATTATGTTACAGCGCCCAAATCACTCACCACTTTTTGGACATGCTCTTTGGCCAGTGCCACAGCCTCTTTCTGCGCTGCTTCCAATTCTTCGGCTTCTAAGATATGTGTGACAAATAAGGGATGCAAATGCGCGATCCACTTGCCGGGATAAGCGACATGGCGCGCTAAACCGAGTTTGAGGCCACCGAGTTGAAGTTCAAAGGTGTGAGGTGTGCGCTCTTTGGCGCTTTCGGCGAACCAGGAAACGTCTTTCCATTGGGACATAGGTTTATATTTAGCGAAAAAGATTCATAACCAAAACCACAAATTTACGAGGCCATTTCGTCTTTTGGAAGCAGACAATCGACAAGCATTTCGACGTTTGTTACTTCTCTGCTTCCATTACCCGGCGCAGGCGCCATTTAATCTCGAAAAATTCGGGCACAATGATCGCCGCTGGCCGCCCCGGTTTTCCGCGCTTTGGTTTTGCCGAATCCTCTTTTGGATTATCGCTCGCCTGATTCTTGATCACCGTTTTTGCGTTTTGTGGCACAATGCATTCAATTAACAGTGAGAGAGATTCAAAGCGCTCGGCGACAGGCAGGCTCTCATCCATGATAAAAGTGCTGAGTTCATTCATCGCCGTTTGCAGGCTGCGAGCCTGAGTGGCCACTGTGGTTTTCGACAGCGATTTTTGATTGGCTTCAATGGCGGCAATTTCCGCTTCGAGCTGGCGTTTGCGCTTGGAATATTCGTGCATTTTGCGCTCGAAGGGCGCGGCGTCATCACCGCTGGCAATGGCGCGAATCTGGGCCTGCGCGGTCGCGTCCTGAAAGCGCTCCAGCTCGGATAATTGTTTGCGCAGCGAGGGCAACTGTTTTTTATTAGGCCGCCGCGGCGGTACCGCTTCTTGCAGTTGGCGCCTGACCGCGACTTCCAGTTGGCGCGCACTGCCCATCATTTCCACAATTTGCGCTATCAAAGCGGCATCGGTGGCTTCGATGTTGTAGCTCGCACCATTGCAGGGCGTTTGGCTTTTCTCCCACTTGGAGCGGCATTTGTAAACCGCTGATGGCTTTATCGAACCGTCGGCGACTTGCTGGGCAAGCTCCTGTGCGGTTTTTTGCTTTTTAGCGGCATAAAACGAATTGCCGCCCTGAAAGCGTCCGATCATGCCACAGCCGCACGCTGCGCAGCGCAACAGTCCACTGAGCAAGTAGCGCCGCTCTTTGAAGGCGCGGCGGCCACCGGCGATTTCAGCAACACGCTCTTGCGCTGCCCCAAATAATTCTTCGCTCACTAAAGCCGGAGCACTTAATTGCAAACGCGCCTCGGCGTCGGTTTTGACCAGATACGATTTACCGACCCCGCGCAGCAAACGGGCTTCATCGTGAAGCCGTTTGTGTGCCCCAAACTGCGGCGCGCCTTTGTAAACCGGATTGGTGATAATATTTCGGATCGTCGTTGGACTCCACGCTTCGGCGCCGCGCGGCGTAGCAATCTTTTCAGCAGTGAGCCACGCCGCTAACGCATAATAGGCTTCGCCCGCCACAAACTTCTGGAACAGTGGCTTTATCCACTTCGATTGAGCTTCGATTTCCTGATAGGTGCCCAATTGCTCGATGGTATAGTCGCCGCGCATGATCTGCTCTTTTGTCACGATGTTGTAGCCAAAGGGCGGCATGGCGCTGCACGGCTGGCGCCCGGCTTCGGCGCGAGCACGACGGCCCCGTGTGGTGCGCTCACGAATTTTAAGGCGCTCGTATTCGGCAAACGAACCCGTGACGCCAAACATCAGCGAGCCTTCGGGCGTGGCATCGAACTGCTGGGTGCAAAACAACAGGCGGCCTCCGGCGCGCTCGATGCGCTTGCGAATCGCCTGCTGGTGCTCCAGATCGCGCGACAGGCGGCTCATATCGTAAACGATAATGATGTCCGCATTTTTGGCTTCGATTTCATCCAGAGCGTTTTGCAAACCGCGCCGCGATTGGTAATCGGCGCCGCTTTGCATATCGGAAAAATGCTGCACTAACTGCGCCCCTTCACTGTGCAGGCGCGCGAGGCAGGCGGCGAACTGCGATTCGAGAGAGGTGTTTTCGCCCTGCTCGGTCGTGGAAACGCGGGTGTAGATGAGAGCGCGCCTGGAATTATTTGTCGTCAAATAATTCACTCTCCCAACAGTTCTTCAATTTGGCGCTTTAATTTCCACAATTCGCCTTTGGGGGCATTGCCGCCGCGCTCCATCCATTGGCGCGCCGTTTCAAGATTGTTTTGCGCCATGGCAATCGCCCCTTTGGCGTGGGCACTGCATTCACTTTTATTGTGGGTTACAAGTTCGCGGCCACGGCTAATGGGCGCGCTACCCTTTTGCGCCGCGTGGCTTTGTCGAGATTGGGTTTGCGTGTCGGGTGCGGTATAGGAATCCTGTTGATATTTGCGCGCCGCTTTGTGGGCTTCGATGGTCTGGCGAACCTGTGCCACGCTCAAGCGCCTGTTATCGTCGAAACCATGAATTAACTTTTCGCGTAGCTCGCCTGTGGTTTCGTTAATTTCAATTAGTTGTGTCATCACGCCGCGATGTTTTTGAGCAATGGCGGCCAGATCGTCCGGCAAATCCACTACTTTGGCACGCTTGGCCCAGTATTCCGGGGCACGCCGGATGCGCCGCAGAAATTGCGTCTGGGAAATCTCGCGACCTTCTTTTTTCTCAATCATCGCCTTAAAGGCGAAAAAGGCACGGGCTTCGTCGTAGTCGCTTAGTGGCTCAATATCGGCGTTTTCTTTATATGTCAGATGAAAGGCGCCTAATTCGTCGTGTTCCAGTTCCCGGCGCACCACAACAGGAATTTGCGCAAATCCGGCGGCTTTCGCTGCCATCCAGCGGCGATGCCCAAAAACCAATTCGTATAACACCGGGTAATGGCCTTTTAGCGGGCGCACATGAGGCGGCTGTTGGATGCCATGCTCAGCAATATCTTGTGCCAAATCTTCCAATGCGCTTTGGTCGTAAACCTTACGCGGCTGATATGGTGATTCTCTAATGGCGGTTACATCCACTAACTGAGGCTTAAAAAGTTGTTGCGGCATTCGAGTGTTTACTTCCATCCGGTGCAATCCAATTGAATGGGGCGATTCCAACTGGAATAATCGCGGCGCGCCCGATTCGTAAAAAGCCACGAGAGCGCGGCGCGGCGGGCAATGCATACCAAGGCCCTGCAATCGTCACCTTTGGGCACAGCGATGTGAAATTCAAGGCGCTCTTGCCGATTGTAGTCAAAGGCCTCCAATTCTACGATGAAACAACAGCGCTTCTGGCGCACGCAAATTTCCTGCACATCGTATTCACGTTCCTCCACGCTGCGAAGCGGGGCATAAATATCGGGTTGCATGGTTAAAAAGTAGATTCATAACTTCGGACTAAACCAGGTCATCATGCACGGCATCCAAGCGGATCTTGCCTTTATTCCATCTATCCAAAACAAAAGGGAGTGCCCAGTTCACCAAATCTTGATGCGTGTAATCTTGGCCCGGAATCGCATTGCAAAAATTCAAGGTATCTTGAATTTCGTTCATGACTAAGAGCAGGGCATCGGAAATGGTATCGCTGACACAATCAGTAATACGAGGCACAAGCGGCGCTGGATATTCTTTTTCTTCTCTGGCTTTTTCTATTTTGTTTTCTTTTGAACTCATAATCTTCCCATCACTCCCTTTGCCACAGCCACCGGGATAATTTTTTCGATGTTGGCAGGCAGCTTCACCGGTTTATCGTTGCCATCCAGTAAAATGGGCAAACCATCTTTTTCACCATCCCAGCGCTTCACAGTAGATTCGTAAACTTCCCCGCCTTTGATAATTTGCACCAGGGCGATTTCGCCACGCCGGGGCCGCTGGTGACTGGCCAGCGGCGACATAAGCACATTCATGCCATCAATAATGCCCGCGCCGCGCATCGAATCGCCACTCACACGGACAAACACATCATCGTCAGCACACCACAATTCACTGGCCGTTTCGGGCGTGATGGCAATGGATTCGCGTGTGGCGGCAATCGCTTCTTTGAAATCACCGCCCGGCGCTGTGGCCAGCACCGGCACCCGCACTGTTTCGGTGGCGGCCTTGTCGGATAGCGCACCGGTTCTGGCAAGCCCCAACAGATGCTTAATGTAAGTGGCGCGTTTTATCTTGCCGCGCAACTTATCCAGCATTGCCAGTTCCGAAGGCGTCATGGTCAACGGCACGCGCTCAGACGTTATTTCGTTGTCACCCGAAACAGGAATGGGGTCAATTTTTTGAATCGAAATCGGCATTAGATACGGCATAGCGCCTTAATACGCATTTGCCACTAAAAATGTTTTAAAAAGATTTGAAAAATGTTGCAATGCATCTTTATACACACTATACTGTGCCCCGAATGCGCATTTAAGGCGCATCCCTCAAAAGAAAGTGACGGAAAACACAGCAATGAAAGTGCAGGGCACAGTGATCTTCAACGGGAACGGCACGATGAATCAAATTCTGTTTGAACCGGCACTGCCGCTGACAAAATGCCCGCGCCTGTGCGGTATTCGCGAGGACATTCTCTGCTCGCAGCCGTGGCCTCTGGATGGTAGTTATCAAAAGGCTGGTTTTATCCCACGCGTTCTTTGTGACTATCAAGGCGAAGTTGCCGTTATTGCGTATGGCCGCCGCTTAATATCCATGAAAATCGCGTATCGCCATTCCACTGAAATGGTCTGTCATTACTTGCGCATGGAAAAACGGATTCCTGGCTACATTCAGCGCGAGTGCAAATATTATTTGGAAAAGATGAATCAAGCATCATGAAAACCATGAAAAATCAACCTTTAAAACCACCGCAAGCCAAACCGGAAAATGCCGCTTTGGTGAAGCGCGCGGCGCATTTGTTGTTTGCCGATGATCGTCGCCACAACGCGCAAAGTGGCGTCACGGTCAATGCTTATGCGACGCGCTTATTGACGATTCCAACAGAAGGCAAGGCTACCCCATGACACTGGAAACACTGGAACAGCAATATATTTCCCCTTCGGAAATTGCCGATGACCTGGACGTGCCCATTCAGTTTGTGCACGGCTGGATTCGTTCGCCGCGCTTTGGCTTGGCGCCCGAAAAGTTCAAAACCGCTGTGGTGGTAGCGCGTGATGCTTACGAAGCCTTTAAAGCGAAAAATGCCGATGTGATTGCTGAGGCGCAAGGAAAGCCGAGCGAACCGGCGAAAGTAGCCTAAGATGAACCTCGAACGCGACGGAAAGCTAATCACCAAAGCCAGAGCGCGCCTGGCCCCGCAATATCATCTGCACTGCGATGTAGTGCAGGATTTTGACGGCCTGTATTATGGCGTGGTAATGACGGGCGGCAGCATGAATCGCGGTGCGGACGGGACATATGGCGCCGTGCTGGCCGTGGGGCGCAGCGTGAAGGCCAAAGGTGTGGCGCAGCGTCACGTCTTTGCAATCGCCATGCACTACTATCGCATGGAGTTGCGCATTCCCGGCTACATTCAGCGCGAAGCCGAACGCGCACAGGCGGCCAGCGACGCCCGTTTTGGCAAGGCGGAAAACGATTTAAAAGAAGTTGCCTTGAAGGTGCAGGCCATTCCTGTTTATCGGCGAAGCGTCGAGCAAAGCGCGTTTTTAGTCAAGGCACTGCATCTGGGAATTATCAAAGATTGCGGTTTTCATGTTGCCGAAAGCCGCTAAGAGTCACGTTATGAAACGCCAGCAAAAAAACATCACACCCGGCCCGTTTCAGGACACACATTTTCCGACACTCGACGAAGCTCTCGAAGATGATTTTTTCGTGATGAATCTGATGATTGTGCTGGAAAAGGCACACGCTCATGCGCTCAAACGCGCCAGCGAGCAAAAGCAAAATGCGCCACAACAAAGCGCTTCCAAGCGCAAGGCCCAAAAGCACGAAGCCAAAGCCGCATAAAAAAACCGCGCCTGCTCGAACAGGACGCGGTGTGGATAAACCACTGGTTATTTTACACGAAGGGATAAACCACGATGAATAAGGAATTTATAGAGAGCATTCGAGACGCTTACGAAAACACAAGCGATGGCGAATGGAGTGTCGTCGAAGACTGTGGCGAGTGGGAAGTGCGCGCCGATGACATGGGTAGTATTTACACGCCAATCTGTGAACACATGCCCCGCGAAGCTGACGCGAATTTTATAGTGACGGCTTACGACAATATTTCCATGCTTTGTGATTTAGCGGATGCTGCCCTTGAGATGTTTGATTTGATTGAAGCCATTAAAGCATTTGCCCCTGAACAAGCGACGCACATTCATAGCCTTTGCGATGACGCGCTTGCCAAAAAGGCGGCGCTACAATGCTAAGCCAACCCCATCCCGACAAGTCCAAAGCGATTCACGCCGCCCTGCTAACCATCTGGCAAAAGCTAACGAAGATTTATGTGCCGCTGGCCGATGGTGATAAGCTGCGCGAACACGACGCCAAACTGCGCGAATTTGAAGCACAGCGCGCCGCCTTATATGCATGGCTGGCCAATGAAGCCACGCCCGCACAAGAGCGTCTGGCCCGCCGTGCCATTCTCCTGCACGCCGAAGAATTCCGCGCTGTGACGGTCAAGCTGATTCGCGAGAACGGCAACCAACTAACCTTTGAAACACCGTCGAAATCGAACCCGCAGCGCATGAACCTGACGACTTACACGCCGATCATCACGCACTGCGACTGCGCAGGCGCCAAGTGCTGGCACATCCCTTTCGTGCAGCAGTTCGCCGCCGATTACCGCGCCGCTAAAGAGAATTATTTGCCATCAAATAGTGCGCCGATTCAACTTGAGAACTTAACGACTGCCGCACTCGATAGCGATGAGCAACGCGAGTTTGAATTTGTAGATGTCGTGCGCGCTTATCCGGATGACGATGACGATTTGCATGATGCACCCCGTTTCATGCGCCACTTCATGCCGGAAGCGGCCAAAGTGCAGGCAGCAACGGTCAATTACAACGCACTGTTTGAGGATTGAATTAATGGCTTCCAAACTAAAACCAACTGCCCAGGCGCGCTATCACCACAAAGGCGAATCGCTGGAAATTTCCTTTGTGCCGGAAGGCAGCCAAAAGCCCGACTGTGAGCGCCTCAAGCGTCACCAATTGCCCGCTGGCCTCAATGCGTTGTGGAATCGCTGCTACGAAGCGGTGCGCGCTGGCGGCGTCGGCGCGTGGGTGGAATTAACCAACGCCGAAATGATTGTCTATGGAGTGAAACGGATATGAGCGAATCAAAACACACGCGGGGGCCTTGGACGTGGGGCCACCATAATTACGACAGTTTTTACCAATGGTCGATTTCAGGCGCAGACGGAATTGATGTTGCCTCAATAGATTCGCTCCACGACGCAGGAAAAACACCAGAGCAGCACGAAGCCAACGCTGCTTTAATTGCCGCTGCGCCTGAATTATTGGCCGCGTGCGAAGCCGCGATTGCGTGGAACAACGACAAAAATGGCGACGGTTTTGGTTTGCAGGATTTCATGCAGCAAATTGAAGCCGCCATTGCCAAAGCCACCAATCAAAACCATGCTGAAACGAGCCCAGGCGATTCCGGTTAAAGGCGTGGGGCGCCTGCCCTGTCATTGCCCGCAGTGTCGCGGCGCGAGGATATGGGCGTGGATTTACAACAAAGGCGAGGCGCCGCGCTACGAAGATGATTTTGGCAAGCCGCACGCGTTTGTGGCGGCACGGGAAAGCGAGACAAGCCAACCATGAAACCAGCAGAAACTCACAAGTGCAACGCGCCGGATTGCCAGCGACAGATTTTGACTTCTCGCGCCTTTTGCACAACGCACTGGCGCCTGATTCCCGCCTCGATGCGCACGCGGATTAATGCGCACTGGGCCAGCTATTGCCGCCCGAATTTGAGCGCCAAAGACAAGCTGCGTGTGGGCCTCGCTTTGCGTGATGCCGTGAAAAGCGCCCGCGAGTATTTGCAGAAAAGCGAGGCGCACTGATGCTTTTCTTTGTAGCAGGCTGTCTTTGCGGCGCTCTGGCCTCTTGTGCCTGTCGCGCTCTTAGTGCCGCCGCTGATATATACGCTCTGGCCTTATCGGGCCATCATTCCATTACGTTTGGAGGTGAAGAATAAAATGGATGCTATTTCTTATTTGACTTTGGCTTTTGTTTTAGCCGTTGGTGTGGCGGTGTATTTGTGGAATGAACTCGCCATCTCCGATAACGACTGCGACGCCTTGGAAGCGGAAAACGAGCAATTGCACGCCGAACTTGCGGCCACAAAACAACGCCTGACGGAATCGGAAAACCAGCGCTTGTTTCATGAAACAGTTGTGCCCCAAGCAGGGCAAACCGTGAATGCGGCTCGGCGCGCTGCGTTGCGCGAATCCACTTTGGCCAATCATGGCCTGCATTGCAACTAACAACTAACGATTTTTAAGGAGGTGAGGAATTGCCGAATTTAAAACCTTGTTTTCGATGTGATGGCACCGGCGAAATGTGCGAAATTTGTGGCGAATCACGCGCCGCCTGTCAATGTGATGTTGAAGAATCGGAAATGCAATACACCGACTGTGACGACTGCAACGGCACCGGCCAGATTGATGTCGACGCCGAAGAAAACTAACGATTTGTGACCTGTGACCCGCGCCTATCGAGAAGGCGCAGCCCCGCACTGGATAGTGCAAAAAACAAAGGCAAAGCCCAATAGAGGCCAATCCGAAAAGGAAGATTTATTATGTCATTTGAAATTAGCAAACAAAGCCTGACCCCGGCACCCGCTGGTAAATGGCAAGGCGTCTGTGTGGATGTTCGTGATGAGGGAATGCAAACCAGTCAGTACCTCGATGAAAACGGCAACCCCAAGCCTCCGAAGCGCAAAATCAGCATTCATTTTCAGTTGAACGCACCCCGCGATGAAAATGGCGCACTGCCCGGCGTGGCTAAATGGTTCACATATTCTCTGCACGAAAAAAGCACTCTTGCAAAATTTTTGTGCGAGTGGTTCGAATGTGCCTATGCTGCCATTCCGCCCAAATTCGACCTTGACACATTGGTCGGTGTTAATGCCCGGATGCGTATTATCCACGAACCGAAAAAAGACGGCACCGGCGACCGTGCCGTTATTCAAAGCATCGAGCGTTGGGAAAGTGAGCCGATGCAAGCAGAGGGCTACACGCGCAAGGTTGACCGCCCACAACAAGCACAGCAAAGCCAACAGGCTTTTGCGCCTAATCCGAACCAGTCTCTACCTGCCACCAATCGCCAACCACAGCAGCCAATGCGGCCCGTTACACCCAACGCTGCGCCGCAAACTGTCGTGCCTGATGATTTTAAGCCGCAGGGCCTGAAAATGCCCGATGCCCGCCAGCAACAGCGCGACTATGCCAAGCAGCTCGCCAAAGGTGGCTTGCAACCCGCCGCCGCCACGCCAGCGGGCGCACCGCAACAAGCGCCACAATACACCGGCGATGAATTTGACGATGAAGACGTCGAAGGCCCGTTTGCCGGGGATGGCGGCGGCGCGATGACTGTCGCCGAAATCAACGCCGTCTCGCCCCCACAGCAGCAAACATTGATTGCGCCGCAACGCAGCGCCGCTCCTGCTGTCCCCAGTGGCAGCGAAAATACCGCGTTCACTCGTTAATCGCGTGTTTTGATTCGGGGGCGCGCATCGGTGACCACGCGCACTTTTGGCTTATGAATAAAACTCACTGGATATTCCCGATTGATGTTACGCATCAGGACATTCGATTGGGAACTCGCGACAATAACCAAAATTGTCCTGTTGGCTTGGCGTGGAGGCGTTGCTTGGCGAAAGCCATTACCGCAGAAGAGGAAGCGGCACGTCAAGAGCGGCGGAATTCTCATGCTATCAGTTGCCCGCAGATGGCGTTTTGTGGCGGCGCAACAATACCCCCCCCCATTTTGCAATTTATTCGTGATTTCGATGCAGGCAGGCCCGTAAAACCAATAACGGGTATCATCAGCATTGAGATACCCGCATCTGTTCACGAAAAGCTGTTCCAACGCTAAGTTGCAATGCCGCGCCGCGTGGCCTCGCCTGTTCTCGCAACTCAGGGCGGCAATTTTGTTTGAAGTTATCCCTACAATTCATAGCATGGAAAACACGAAAGTCTCTTCATGACCACATTCGATTTTAGCGCCGTGCCCGCCGATTTACGAGAACTGAACCAGTGGGTAATCTGGCGCTATGAAGATGTCACCAATAAAAAGAAAGAAACCAAGCGCACCAAAGTGCCTTACAATGCCAAATCCGGCAGCAAGGCATCGAGCACCAATCATAAAACCTGGTGCGACTTCGAGACAGCTCGCGCCGCTTTGGAGCGCGGCGTGTGCGATGGCATCGGCTTTGTGGTCACATCGGCGTGCAGCATTGTGGGCATTGACCTCGATCACTGCTTCGATGCCACATCGGGCGAAATTGCCGAGTGGGCTTTGCCCATCGTCGAAGCCATGGATACCTATACGGAAATCACGCCATCGGGTGAGGGGCTGCGTTTATTTGCGCGCGGCACGCTGCCTGAAGCCGGACGCAAAAAAGGCGATTTCGAGATTTATAATAGTGGCCGCTTTCTCACCATCACCGGCAATCATTTCAAGGCATCGCCACTGGAAATTCACGAGCGCGGCGCGCAAATCCATGATATTCACGAGCGCATTTTCGGGGCACCGAAAACCGAAATCCAATCCACTTTACTGAGTAATCTAACGCCGTTTTCCGGCACCGATAGCGAATTACTAAACGCCATTTTTGAAAGCAAGAACGGCGCGGCAATTCGGGAATTGTGGCACGGCAACTGGCAGGCCCACTATTCCAGCCACAGCGAAGCCGACAGTGCGCTTTGTTTCCATCTTGCTTTCTGGACAGCGCGCGATGCGCTTCGTATGGATGCGTTATTTCGGCAAAGTGGTTTGATGCGCACCAAGTGGGATGAAATTCATTTTGGCAGCCAGGAAACCTACGGGCAGCACACCATCGCCGAGGCGTGCAAATTGGTGTCGCAGTCCTTTAGCGAATCCAAGGGCGTTGTTTTGCGCAGCGCGGGCACAAGGGCATGGATTCAGGGCGCTAACCTGGAAATCGCGGAAACCAAAGACGCCGCCGAAAAAGACGATGACGATGAGGTTACCAGCGATGCCGATGAAGAAGCGCGTAAAACCGGACTGTATGCCATGCAGTGGGGACGCACGTTTTTGCTCATCAACAAAAGCAAAGACCTTGAAGCCGGCAGCGAAACCAACACCAAAAAATTGCCCGTGTGGGATGGTGCCGCACACATCGTTTCCGAATTAACCGATGAGGATGGCGCTGCGATCTACGAGATCAAAGGCAAAACACGCTTGCGGCGCAACTTTAGCGTGGAAATCCCTGCCGCGAAAATGACCGACCCGAAACACATGGCCGGGGCCATGAAAAATGGCGCTGGTGCGGGCTGCGTATTTTATGCGGGCATGGAAAAACATTTGGCGCCTTCGATTGATTCATTTACCAGTTGGCAAAATTTGCAGTATTTTCGGCGCTTCAATCGCGTGGGATGGACGAATGATGGTAAAGAATTCATCATTCCGGGTTTGATGGGTGCTGATGCAAGCATTCAGCTTGATCGTAAATTAGCGTATGCCATCACCACCGATAACATCGAAGCGGGGCAAGAAGCCTTGTATTATTTGCTCAAGGCGCAACGTTCTGAAATAACCGCTTTGGCACTGTCCAGCGCCTTGTTTGCACCGATGGCGCGCCCCGCCGGGCTATTGGATGAGCGCTGGATCACCTTCATGACCGGACGCACCAACTCCTTCAAAACCGAGTGGACAAAACTGCTTATGTGTTTTTATGGTGCTGAATTCCAAAACGAAGATATTCTTTTGAAATGGGGTTTAGGCGCGTCGAAAAAATCGCTGACCGATTACCTCACCCGCGCGGCGGATATGCCGTTTTTGATTGACAATTACAAACCCAATACAGGGGGCGGCGAAAAAGAACTTGTGGAAATCATCCACATGATTATCGAAGGCGGCGGACGCGAAACCCTAACGCGCGCCTCCACGCAACGCGGCTCACGACCTATCCACTGCACGCCGTTTTTCACGGGCGAAGATTCACCCCATTCTGATGCAGCCAGCGCCGCGCGTATGCTGGTTTTACCGTTTATTTGGGATGCCGACGAAGAAAACACCCATTTGACCGAAGCCCAAAGCCGTGCCTATTTGCTCAATGCCATGGGCGGTGCCTGGTTGCGCTGGTTAGCCAGCGACGAAGGTAAAGCCATCGCTCGCCAAAGCGCGGCCATGTTTGCCGAATTGCGCAGCAAATGGGCCAAGCATCTGCGCACCGTGCGCCGCGATACGGTTGGGCTGTTCCGTGTGGCCAGCAATTTAGCCGGTAATGAAATCGCCTGGCGCGTGGCATTGCAATGCCCGGCTTTGGAACCCGTTTTGAAGCTATTTGTTGAGCACCACGGGCGCGGTTTGATTGAAATTGCAGGCAACATGGCGAATTACACCGCCCAATCGTTTGAAGCTACGCGTTATCTGGATGCTTTGCGTGCTTTGATTGCCAGCGGGCAAGCCGGTTTGGTTTCGCTGCACACCAGCGCCTCTTTACCCGAACGCGTAACAAAATTAGGATGGGAAGATGATCGTGGCGCGTATCTGATTCCTGATATTGCCTATAAAGCCGCTTCTGGCTTATTGTCCGAAAGCGGCGGGTTAAACAACGTCAGCAAAATCACAATCCACAGGCAGTTGGTGCAAATCGGCGCCTTGGCTCGAACCGGAAAAGCCGAGCAAACCTACTCCAAAACGATTAACGGCAGAAGCGAGCGCATTTTGCACCTGAAACCCGAAATTCTCAATGGCGCTGACGAAAGAGAGGATGACGAACAAGATTCATTGTTTTAGGTCTCGTTCAGAAGTGACGGATTTTTGACGGGGAAAATCCGTCACTTCTGAACCCCGAAAAACCATGTTTTCTACCCGTTTTGGCGGAAAATCGTGCTTAAGTGACGGAAGTGACGGAAGTGACGGATTTTTGGGCGCTATACCAGAGATAAATAACATCGCGCACGGAATTTGAAATTTATGCGGTTTTTCACGCTCAAAGTCAAATCCAAACACATGAATTTACATGGGACTGGGGTGTGTGAAAAAAATCCGTCATTTCCGTCATTTCCGTCATTCGGGGGTAAAATAGGAATCCGAAAGGAGGTGAAATATGCAAATTCAAACTTTGACACAAAGCGGTTATGGTTTGGCCGATGACCCATTTGCCGATATTGACGGTAATGAATCCGACTTTAATAAATTGGGTTTTTACTGCGCGGTTCGCGTGGGAAAGATTGATTCTCTTGGCATTCAGGCAGAGGTTTATTATTCGACGATCAAACCGATCTGTGAAGGCTTTGATTACTATGTCCAAATCAGCATTGGTGATTCCGTAACACCGATTTTGGTGGACAAGACAACAACACTGCTGCCGCTTCTGGCACAGGTGGCGCAAATCGCCCAATCCGCAAACGAATTGTAAAAAGCAGGGAAGTGGTTTCGATTAAACCACTTCCCTGTAATCTCGAAAGAAAACCAATTTATGAAAATCACAACTCAACCCCATGTGCCCCTGCGATTGCTGATCGGCAATCAAGTCGAAGTGCAGGGCAGTCCCGCCGAAATCATTGACGTGCTAACCGGCGAAGGCGCCAGCCAGTTTCAAATCTCAAAGCTGATTAGCCAGTGCAGCGAGATCACCGAAGAAACCGCGCGCTTGAATAGCATTGTGGCGCGCGTCTTAGAACAGGCCAGAGACGACAAACAAACCACTGTGGAAGAAAAAGCGGAATTACCCGACTGGGTAAAAGACTTAGGCAACAATTGCGAGCGCCTCACCGAATTTTTAATCCACAACAATTTGTGGACAGCTTTCGAGGGCCAGACCGCACCCGAAATCGCCATTAAGGCCATTGCTGATCTATTGGAGAAAAATACTTCATGGAAATCGGTGGCAGAGAAGTGGCGGACGCAATTCGACGAACTGTCAGAAAAAAGCAATCAAACCATCAACGATCTGCGCGCCGAAATCGAACGCTTGACCGTGGCGCCAATCGAGCCGCAAGTTTCTTTAAAAGAATCGCCCGCCAGTGCGCCGGAATCGCCGGACGATGAAACACCCGTTTCCGCCACAAACGACGTTCCTGAGCCAACAGGCGCGCAAAGCAATGGCAAAACAGCGGCTTATGACCCTGCCTGGCAAAAACCTGACGGCTCACTATTCAGAATGACTCCGGGGCAAATCGCAAAATTAACCCCGGCCCAACTCACCGCACGCAAAAAAGAAGCAAAGCGTCTCGAAAATGCAAAAACGCGCGCCAGAATCAAGGCTTTAAAAGCGACGGCGAAAGCCACATCGAACGGCCACCTAAACGGCCATGGTGCACCGTCTGTCGTTGAAGAATCCGACGGCGACATCGAAGTAAGCGACGACTTCTTTGAAGCTCGTAAACGCGCTCATGAGCGCAAAGGAACCAAAAGCTGATGCGCATTGAATTCTTTGTCAAAGGCACACCTAAGCCCGCAGGCAGCAAGCGCGGCTTTTATAATCCGAAACTCAAACGTGTGATGATGGTGGACATGAGCGGGCAACCGGGCACCGATTGGCGTCACGATGTCAAATGCGCCGCCAGCGATGCCTTCAAAGGCAAACCCCTCGAAGGCGCCTTGTCGCTCACGGTGGCGTTTTGGATGGCGCGCCCCAAAGGGCACTTCAAAAAGTCCGGCGGCCTCACCAGCGGCGCCCCGCTGGTGCCAACAGTCAAGCCAGACTGCACGAAACTCTTGCGTGGCCTTGAAGATGCTTTAACTGGCATTACCTGGAAAGATGATGCGCAAATCGTGATACAGGTCGTCAGCAAGCACTACTGTGACAGCTATGTAACGGTGCCCGGCGCGCAAGTGACGATTGAAACCATCAGCGCCACAATCGAAAACACGCAGGGAATTCCCGAAACGGGAATTCCCGTTTCGGGAATTGGGCCTAATGGCAACCAAAAGCAAAACACGCCGCCTCGCATCGAAGCAGCGTGTGGAGCAGGATTATTTGACGACAAATAATTTAGGAAGCTTTGATGCCGCGCTTTTTTGCCCACTCGCGCAAAGCCTCACAAACAATGTCACCCTTGCTGCGACCTGTTTGCTGGCAAGCGAGGCGCAAAAGCGCCACGCATTCGCCGTCCGCATAAAACGATTCGGTTTTGCTATTAGCGGCTTTAGGGTCTTTTGGGCGTCCGAGCTTACGTTTTTCAGTTGTGGTCATAATGCAAAAAATTCTAACAGAAAAACTATTGCAGTGCTACAATTCTTCTGTTAGAATAATTAACAACAAAACAAACGAGGCGCCTAACCCGTGGAAAGAGAAGGCGCCTCGAAAGGAACAACGAAAATGAAGTCAAACACCTCTTCGCAAATCTGGCAACGCATTGCCAAGCAAATCAACAAAAAGGCCCGCGCCTTAGCTCGTAGTGGCCAGACACACGAATCGCCGGAAGTCAAAGAAGCCTACCGTTTGGGGCAACAAGAAATGTCCTGCTCTCGCATGGCCAGCGGCAACAATTACTCACACGATGCCGAGCGCGCTCAGCAAGCCGCACAGGAACATGCGCCGCGATTGTGGAAGCAATTGCAGTCCGCATAAGCAACGGCCCGGCCCGATGCTTTGATTTTAAGCATCGGGCCAAAGGAGTTTTAAAGTGGGAACATTCAAAGATTTGTCAGGAAAACGATTTGGCAGGCTGGTTGTGGTTGAGCGCGCAGAATCGGCGAAAACTGGCGTCCATTGGCTTTGCAAGTGTGATTGCGGAAATACAAGCATTGTAGTTGGAGCGAATTTGCAGCGTGGCCACACAAAATCATGCGGGTGCGGTGCGCCGCAACAAAAAGATTTAACGGGTCAAGTTTTCGGGCGCTTGACCGTTATTGGTTTAGCTATTCCGAAACCATTTAAAACAAATCAAAGCGCGTGGAACTGTCGTTGTGCTTGTGGAAACATGAAGCCCGTGCGCGCCCAAAGCCTTATCGGTGGAGGGGCAAAATCATGCGGGTGTTTCGCAAACGAAAACCGAAAATCCATTGGATTTAAGCATTATTTGTGCAACACGCCCACTTATAACTCATGGCTTTCCATGAAGCAGCGGTGTCTTAATCCCAACGCAACAGGATATGACCTTTATGGCGGGCGCGGCATCAAGATTTGCGAACGCTGGTTAAAATTTGAAAATTTTGTTGCTGATATGGGCGTAAGGCCGGATGGACGCACTCTTGACCGGATTGATAATAATGGCAATTACGAACCGGGAAATTGCCGCTGGTCTACATCGCACGAACAAAACCGCAATCGTTCCAAGTTGCACATGATAACTTGGAACGGAAAAACGCAGTGCATTGAAGATTGGTCAAGAGAAATTGGCCTGTCGGTAGGGTGCATTGCGCACCGATTAAAAACCGGCATGAGCATGGACGAAATTGCCGCGAAACCATCGCAAAGAGCGAAAAGTTGACCCCGCGCGAGATGCGCTACTTGTCTCTCGCCTTTGCCGCCGGTGCGGTGAATCCGGGATGGGAACTCGAAAATCCTGAAATGTTACAGGCTTAAAACAACGGGGGCCAGTTATCCGGTTTTTCCGGATAACTGGCGCCAAAGGAGAAAAGCGTGAGCGAACAATTACCAATTTGCATTGAGTGTGGCGAGCGGCCCGTTACAAAGCACCAGAACGGCACGCCCGCCAAATTATGCGCGACGTGCGCTTATTATGCACTCATGGATTTTATAAACGAGCCTGACGCCGAAGAAGATGACGCCGAATGGGCGCGCATTACGGCTATGTCACGCGAAGAAGTCGAAGTGGAATTGAAAGCAAAGGGCATCAGCACAGAAGGTTCGCCAGAAGTGCGCGCCCGTTTTGAAGCGGCGCGCCAGAAACTGCGCGAACGTGCCGCAAAGGATTCACAATGAAACACAAACGCCACTTTTCTTTAAAAGACCGCTTGCGCGATGCCATTTTTGATTTGCAATTTTGGCAGTCACGGTCATTTTGCGACGATGCCCTTGTGGTGATTCTGCTCTTAGTCGTGGCCGCCTTGTCCTTGCAATGCGGCGCACTGATAAAGCAGCGTCACGACCTGCAAAATAGCGTGCCCGCCAGTATGCGATGGGTTACGCTCGATGGCCGCGTGATTGACCGCCGCATTGGGCCGACAAATTAAACACCGCCGCGCGACGGAATTCGCGCGAAAGGAATTTTATGTCCACAGAGACAAAATCAAAAGAAAAATTGCAACTGCAAAAGGATGACGTGATTGAAGTGCCCTTCGATGGGCAAACTCGCCGCGCTACCGTGCTTAGTGCCACCAAAACCATTGCCAATGTGGTTTTTGAGGATGATGGCGAAAAAGGCGCCATTGTGATTACCGACGATGTGAAGTTGGTTGAATCGGCGCAAGATTCTCTGTCTGGCCCCATCGGAATGGTGGAAGGAAAGCCCAAAACGAACATCGCCGGTGATGCCACTGGCTTTTTCAAGGACCTTGTAGAAGAACAGGCAAAAACCCAAACGCCCGCCTCGCCCATTGTTTTGATGCTTGACCCGATGGCGGTGCGGTCCAGCCCGTGGCAGCCGCGCACGCTGTTACCCGCCAATCTATTGCTGGCCACAGTAGATTGCCTGATGTGGCATCTGCCTTCACAGCGGCGCCGCATTTATGTGCAAACCGCTGATAAAACCTTTAACGCCGATATTAACGGGCGTGAGGTTTTGCATCCGGCGCTGCTATTCATGGCCAAAGAATCGAGCATGGGGCGCGATTTGTATATCTGGGCATTGGATACAAACGAGCGACCAACCGAGCAAACCAAACTCTTTCGCGCGCCCTACTTCAATATTTACGATAATGCCCACTTGTGCGAGGGCAATTACAAGCTGCCGTCCAACTGTGACCCGGCGCATATTGCCAAATGGGAAGAAAGTTTCTTCTCAACTTCGTTCACCCACAGTAACACCGACCAGCGCCAGTTGACAGCGCACCCGCACGGCCATAATGCCCTATGGCGCGAAATGGCGAAAACGCGAAGGAAATTATTTGTCAACGAATATTTGAAGCCCGCAAATGATGCAGCGGGCAAGCAACTGACAATAGGAAAGGTGATTTTATGACCTTTAACGATGTGACTTTCGATGTGCCGTCTCATGTTGCCGTGTGCCCTGAATGCGGCGCGGATTTAATTCTTGAAGTCGTTGAATGGGAAGATGATACCAAGCATCCCACGCAAGGTGGCTGCCTTGTGTCGTGTCGCCTTGATAGCGTGAATGATGAAAGCGGCGAACCTCATCAAATGTTTCAAAGCGATTGGGCACACATTGATTGGTGCGTTTTTGAATGGGCATCAAAAAACGTCCAAGTCAATGATGAAATCGAGGTGCGAAAAGTCAATGCCCCGCAAAACAAATAAAAATTCACTCCTAAAACTGCCGGAACCGCCGCGCCGCGTGCATCAATTTCCCGCCGCGCTGCACAGCGAAGCCCTGAAAATCGCGCTTGTCGGTTGTGGCGGCAACGGCGCGCAGATGCTCACCAAACTGGCGCGCCTGCATTATGCGCTCACTGAGATTGGCAGGCCCGGCCTCAAGGCTTACGTTTTTGACCCCGATACGGTTAGCCGTGCCAATATCGGGCGGCAATTGTTCGCGCCGTCGGACATCGGCCAATTCAAAGCGAGTGTGCTCACCAATCGCATCAACGCGTTCTACGGTCTCGATTGGCAGGCGGCGCCGAAAAAGTATCCGGGCTGCGTGCCCGGCATCTGGACGGATAGCTTTCAGGCGCCGGATATTTTGATTACTTGCGTGGATAGCGCCAAAGCACGGCGCGACATTTATAAGCTGTTTGCCGCGCATCCAGCGGGCGCGCCGCGTTATTGGCTCGATATGGGCAACATGAAGCTGAGCGGACAGGTGATTTTAGGTGAACCACGCGAGTGCCAGACGGCGCGGGCATGGGCCATGGATTCGCGCGGCTTTGAGCGTTCCTTTGTCGCTGGCCAGATGCCGGACTATCCTTTGCTGCCGCATGTCGTTGATATGTTTCCCGATCTGCTGAAACGCCGCAAAGAAGATAATGAGCCGTCTTGCTCATTAGCCGATGCGCTGAACAAGCAGTCGCTCTTTATCAACGATGCAATCACCACGCACGCCGCGCAACTGCTGGATGATTTGCTGCGCATCGGCGAAATTAGCGTGCATGGCTATTTCATCAATCTGGAAAGTGGCATCACGCGCGGCATCCCCATTCCCGAAAGCGCCATCGTGCAAGAGCCACAGAAAACGATTCGCCAGCGGGTGCGAGTGAGGGCGGCATGAAGGCCACCGATTGGCACGATGCGGCGCGCATCGCTCAAATTGTGCGCATGGATGTTCAGCAAGTCCGTTATCATTGGCGGCAGGCATGGATGAAATTAGATTTGCCGCCGCTGGCCACGGGTTTTTTGGACACAGAGCGCGCCGGGCGATTAATTAGCTACTGTGATGCCCGGCGCCATCGCAAGCCGCGTTTTCGCAAAAAGAATGGACGCAATCGGGTTTAGTGAAGTTGTAAATCCAAAAATGTTGTGGGAGAATCAATATCATGAAAAACGAATTGGAAAAAGCTGCCGCGCAGGCAAAAGTATTGGTGCAGCGCCAATGCGCGTTTGACGGTCACAAATTTCGTTCGGATGTGCCTGGCATTCAAGGCGTAATTTGCACGCATTGCGGAGAGCGCCCCGCAGCTGATGAGAATCCTTCGATAAGTGAAGAATTAAAAAAGTCTGGCGGAGCGCCAGGGGCTATCGCCGTTCTGCGCTCGATTTATCTAAAAGGGTAAATTAGGCGCCGAAATTCAACGATTCGTTGAAAAACTAAAATATTCGTTGCCAAAGCCGCTACAATGCAAATTGCAGCGGCTTTTCATCTTCGGCACCATTGCGCAATTTTGTCACTTCACATTTCAACTCGAAAAGTCGCTGCTTTTCTTATGTCTAAAAATCGTCGTCACTCGGATATGGCTGGTTTGCCGGTGCGCCTTGTCATCTGGTTTGTGGGTGTCATTGGCGTTCTGTCGCTGATAGCGGGCGTGTATTTGCTTTATATCGGCAAAACGGGTGAATCGGCCTTAAGCATCACCAACGGCTGCGTGATGGGCTTGCTTGGATTGCTGGCAAAAACGCACTCTGCTGAAACCGATGAACCGCAGGCTGTTGTCGGGCCAGACGGCGGGCCGGTGCCCACTGTCGAAATACCACCCGCTACTAATGATGCCGTGCCGGAGAATTGACATTCTATGCCGCGCCCCAGCAGATGAGCGGCATCGATGGTTAATCAGCAAAGGAGGTGATTCGATTGAAATTTGCAACAAACTTCGCCCGCTGCATTGTTGGCTTGCTTGTGGCTCTTGTCGTCGTGTTGTTTTGGACGCTGGAATTGCCCAAAGCGCCGCCAACGCCCCAAGTATCGCCTGTTGCGGCCATGCCCGCGTTTTATGCGCATGACGGCCCTTGTGGCTCCAATGTGCAACTGTGGGCAGTGTGGCACAACAGAGGCCCGCCCGTTGGCAGTCAAGACACCGACATTGTGATTTGACTACTGACAGCAAAACGCTTTATTTCTGACCTCCACAAATCAATAGCGGCGCTTTGGAGCATTTCAGGGTGCGATAGATTCCACCAGAGTGCCGCTGTTGATTTTTGAAATTATCATGACACGCGAAGAATTAATTGCGCATTTAGAAAAATCCATCGTGCCTCAATCGAAATGGCGCAATCGCGATTCGTCAGACGCACAGCGCCAACTTGGTGAGTGTTTGGCGCTCATCAAAGCCGGTTGCGACTTTCATTTGTTTTGCGGCAACGGGCGCGTTCATGCCAATTCAACTACTACGCTCGAAATCGAAGTTGATTTTCACGGATTTAATTACTTTGAATATGGGCGGGGCAGCGAAGAAACAGAAACCTTTTATGCTCCTACGCCCGAAAGCTTGGCCGCTGTAAATGGTGGCGATTGGTATTAGAAAGCGATTGGAACAAAGAAGGCGAATAAATTATGATTGCCAAAGTTGATTTAGCAAAGTTGTTACAGTTCGGCGCGCAGTGCGAGAGGCGCGGCATCACTTACGGTTATGGCGCCAAAGCCAGCCATTTGAGCGACACGCCGGACATGATTTCGCGCATTGATTGCAGCGGCTTTAGTCGGTGGGCACTCTTTCATGCCACAGACGGCGCGCTGATTTTGCCGGACGGCTCACAAGCACAGCGCGAATGGTGCGAGCAAAAAGCCAAGGCAGGCGAACTGCATCAGGTGAGCAGTTACGTCAATGCGGCGCGCTACATGAATAATCAGCGATTGTTTATTTGCTTTATCAAACCGTTCGCCAATGGCTGCGGTAGCGTGGGACACGTCTTTTTCTTACTCAACACTGACGCCGATTTTGCCGCTGAAACACTCGAATCTTGTGGCGGGCGTGGCGTTTGCTCCCGCCCGTGGGATACCGGCGTTTTGCGCCGCGAGTTTTATAACGCATTTGAACTGCCGACAAAATCAACCTTCACTGGATTATTTTCTTATGCCTCTACGCCTTTTGAATCGCTATTTGAAATCCGTGCCTGGCTTTGATGCCGGAATTGTGCGCCTCTCACAGTTTTGCCCCGCCATCTTCGTGGTTTTTGGCATGATGGCCCGTGGTGCGGTTTTATTGCATCCGCACGCGACCTTTGCCGATTATCCGAATGCTTATCGCGTGTTTATGCAACTGGGGCCGCACAGCGAAACCGTAACGGCCCTCCTGGAACTGGGTGGCGGCACGCTTTTATTACTGGGCGGCTTGTATGTTCGTTATGCAGAGAAGGGTGCGGTTTTAACGCTGCGCTGGGTGCAATTTGGCTTTTTTCTGGCCATGCTCGGCAGTGGCGGCTTAGGTGGCATGATGCTCTTTGCCGATCCGTTGGCGCCGGGCTGGTGCTGGTTTTTCGGGCGTTCGTTTTTAGCTGGTGTTGTGGTTTTGCAGCTTTGTAGCGAAATTGAATTCAAAGAAGGGCGTGAGCGTCGCTTTCGCGAACGCCGTTTGCTCGAAGCGCCGGATGTGCCCACGCGCGCCGCCCTGCGGCAAATGAGTGATGCCCAGTTGAAACAACGCTTTTTGAAACATCGCCAGTTGATTTGATTTGAGCGGCGTAGAGGTTTTTATGCGATGCCCGAAATGGACAAAATTGTTCCGTTCCTTGGCGGGGCGGGCGGCAGTGCTTTTTTCTTATGGGCTGCCTGGTATTTTTTGCAGCGGCAGGAGCGCGATGTGGCGGCCACCCGCGCCAGGGCCGATGCGTTTGGCGGCGAGATGTTCACCCGCTGGGAAAAGTGCGACCACTGTTTAACAAAATGGCGTGATGCCTATTTGGGTTTATGGCACGATTGTCCTGCCGCCATTCAAGAGCGGCATCCCGCGCCGTCTGATCTGGAAGATGATGAGTGAAGGCGTTGAGCACGTTGAATTATTCGGCGTCAAATAATTTTGAAGTGGTTTGAAGATGTATGGCAGCAGATTCGACAGATTCGACATCTAAAAAGGGAAAATTCCTTCGAGCACTCACTGAGGGCTATTCTGTCACCGGCGCCGCGAAGATTGCCAGAGTTGATCGCACAACTGTTTATGTTTGGCGCAAAGACGATGACGATTTTAAAGCGGCCTGGGATGAAGCGATTGAAGCGGGCGGCGACCTGCTCGAAGACGAAGCGTGGAAGCGCGCCACCAAAGGCACCCTGAAACCTATCTATCAGGGCGGCAAAAAAGTGGGCAGTGTGCGTGAATATTCCGACACGCTGTTAATTTTTCTCTTAAAGGGCCGCAAGCCGGAAAAGTATCGTGAACGCATCAACCTCGACCTCGACAAAGAAATCACTGACCTCTTGGCGCTCCTGGCCGGAAACGGCGAAGGTAGCGCTTCGTGATCGTCTGCGGGAAGAGGCTTATCAAAAAGGCTTAATCAAAGCGCAGGTTAGTCATCCGTTTGTCTTTGCCGATTTGAAGATTCGCACCAAAGACAAACGGATTATCACCTTTGCACCCAATGCGGTGCAGCGCGGCTATTTGGGCGAAATACTGCCGGATTGGCAAAGCGACGATTTAAAAATGCAAGGTTTACGCGAGATTATTTTAAAGTTCCGGCAGCCGGGCATTTCCACACTGGTGTTAGCCCTGCTGTTTCTCGACACGATTAACCATCCCAACACTTATACTGTTGTTTTGGCGCAGGACGCCGAAAGCACGCAGCTCATTTTTGAAATGGTGCAGCGCTTTTACAAGAACCTGCCGGAAGCACGGCGGCCTCGCACCCAATATGCGAACCGGCGCGAATACTTGTGGCCCGATTTGGGCAGTCGCATTTTTGTGGGCACGGCGGGCGCCGATGATTTTGGGCGTGGCCTCACCATCAACAATGTGCACGGCTCGGAAGTCGCCAAGTGGAAAGACGGCGACAAGATCGCCAGTTCGCTGCTCCAGGCCGTGCCGCCTGATGGCAACATCTTTCTGGAATCCACGGCGAATGGCATCGGCAACTTTTTTCAAGTCGAATACGATAACGCGAAAAACCATGTGACCGACTATACGGCGCGCTTTTTTGCCTGGTTTGAGTTCCCGGAAGAATACGCCAAACCGGTGCGTGATGATTTTATCCCTACCGGAGAAGAGCAAAAACTGGTGGACACTTATGGTGTCACGGATGAGCAATTGCAGTGGCGTCGCGATAAAATGCGCGAGCCGGGCATGAGCAAGGATTTTCGCCAAGAGTATCCGGCCAATGATGACGAAGCTTTCAAAACATCGGGCGTCAATTATTTCAACTCCGAAAAATTGAGCGAGTGGTCAACCGTTTTGAAACGCCCGGAGCATCAGCCGCTTTTGGGCGTGCGTATTCCCGATCAATTTCCGCGTTTGCAAAATGCTTATGCCGATGGTCTTTTAAAGATTTGGCAATTGCCCCAAGCCGATAAAATTTATTGCGTGGGCGCTGACGCCGCTGAAGGTATCAACGATTATGGTGATCACGACTTTAACTGCGCCGATGTGGGCGACAACGACACCTGGGAGCAGTGCGCGCATCTGCACGATCAAGGGGAGCCGCACGAATTCGGTTTGTTGCTTGATGAATTGGGACGCTGGTATAAGATGGCGCTTTTGGGCGTGATGCGCCTCAATCATGGTCACACGGTTTTATCTGCGCTTTTGCATACCACGCATTATCCCGAAGCCAAAGCAGATCAAGCCCATGGCGTTTACTTTCATCAGGAATACGATGAGCAAAAGAAAATGCGCGCCCGTCGTCCCGGTTGGCCGGAAACCGGCAAATCCAAAGTGCTCATGTTGGATGATTTGAACGACGCCTTAAATCAAGATGATCTGGGCCTGCACTGCGCCGAATCGGTTTCCGAGCTGCGGCGCTACGTGAAGAAACCAGGCGGCAAAAGCGGCGGCGAAGGCCGTAGCCACGATGACCGTGTAACATCGCTGGCGGCACTGGTGCAAATGCTGAAGCTGCCAAAGACACGCGCCGAATCGAAGCCTCTTAGCTCCATGACCTTTAGTAACTTCGGATAGATTCTTTCGGATAGATTTCCCATGCCCAAACCACATCCCTTTTCGCAACTAACCAAGCCGCAGGCCATGGAACTAATTGCCGTCAAAGAAAGCGATTTTGCTGCCGCGCAAATCAATCGCCTTTTCTACGATGGCGATCACTGGCAGGAGGCAAGCGGCTGGACTGGCCCCATTCCCGCCAAAAGCGACAAAGCATATCTCACCGTCAAGGAAGAGATTCGCAAGCTGTTTTGCTCGCGCAATGTCATCAAAGAAACGGTTGATCATCAGGTGGATGGCGCTTTAGCCAAGCAACTGTCCAAGCGTGTGGTTTTGCGGCGCGCCGTCACCGAAGAGAATCCCGTTACGCCCGATGAGCAAAAATTGCTGGATGAACTGAACGCTTTGGCTCTGGATTACTGGGATAAGCGCACACTGCGCCGTTTGCTCAAAGAAGCGTATGGTCGCAAATTACTCGACGAGCGCAGTGTGGCGCGCGTTTATGTGCCGCGCGGTCGTTTGGATGAGGTGGAAACCGAAAACGGCATCGTCTTGCAGGTGCCCAAAGAACTGACTCTGGCGGATTATCTCGATTTGATTCATCCCGAAATTTGCGAGCCGGGTAGCGCGGGCGTCGAAACTGACGAAGCCACGAAACTATCAGGCGGCATTGCGGTGCAGAAAATCGGTAGCGCTGAAATCGTGGAAATCGTTTTTGTGGAAAATGGCCAAACCATTATTCGCACGCTGCGCGATGTCAGCTCACAAGACATCCAAATCGTGCGCGATGTGGCGGCCCAGGCGGCCCGCGATGCCGATGGCCAAAGCTACGAACTCGATTTGGGCGGGCGCCTCACGGTTTATGAGCCGGGCTTGCGCACCATTATCTCCCAGCAGGTGCGCGAAAACCAGATGGCCTATAACTTAGCACGCACCATGGAAAACAAAAACGTGGTGATGGGCGGCTTTTTGGAGCGCGTCATTTTAGACGCCATGCCGCCGGGCCAGTGGGTGCAAGACCCGGAATTTCCCAATGACACCACCAAGAAAATCTACAAAGTCGGAGATTTTCGCTTGGGTGCCGGGGAGGCTTCGTTTTTCTTTGCCGCCCAATATGTGGATGATGCGACCGGCGAGAAGAAATTCGGCAACCCGCGCGTTTACTGGAAAGACCCGGTAGCGCCGGATACCTTTATCACCGCGGCGCGCGATGCCTATCAAACCATTCTGGAAGAAGTCGGACAGGCACATATTCTCATTAGTGGCGATGCCACAGCGTCCGGCAAATCGCGCGAGCAGGCCGAGCGCACTTATCGCCGCAGCTTAGAAGACGACGCCGCTGAAATCGAAAATTTAGCCGAATGGCTGCTCGAAACCCCGTTGGCGATGGCCATGGCCTTTGCCGGGCGCCAAAAAGAGTTTGAAGCGGTGCGTGTTGAATGTCATTGCTTTATCGAAACTGGCACACGCGAAGCCGCGCAGCGCGCCGAAGACCGCGCCCGTGTGGCTGCCGGTTTCATGTCACTCGAAGAAGCGATGCGTTTGGACGGCACCGAAGACCCGGCAGCCGAAATGGAGCGCATACAGCGTGAGCAATGGCTTTTGATGACACCACAGGTGCGCTTTGGCCTCATTGAGACGCTAACGCGCGCCGGGGCCTCGATTGGCGCGGCAGCGCGTGTGGCCGGGCTGGAAGAAGCGCAGGCGGTGCTTTTGGAGCGCAGCGACTTTGCACCAGCGCCGAATGACAACCCGAATAATCCACCAGCAGTGAATTGAAAATAACAGGTGAAAAATGCCCACTAAAACCCCATTGCAGCCCGTTAAACCACGCGGCCAGGCCACGCGCCAAAGCGAGGCACAGCTAAGCGAATCCACCAGCGGGGCGGTGCTGCAATCGCAAGTGGATAAAGCGATTTCGGATTGGAAGAAAAACGCACCGGCACAATTTCGCGATATTTTGGAGGCAAGAGAAACCGTATGAAAACCATTCACAAGTATTCACTTGAAATTAGCGACACCGTTGCACTTGATTTACCTAAAGGTGCAAAGGTATTGAGTGTTCAAAACCAAAACAACATCCCCTGTTTATGGGCACTTGTTGACCCTGCCAAACCCAAAGAAAAGCGCCATTTTCGGATATTGGGAACGGGACAACCTGTCGGAGGCACCGCAGGGACGTTTCTCGGCACAGTTCTACTCAACAATGGGCATTTTGTGATTCATGTTTTTGAACTTGATTAAGAGGCGAAATGAGCAAGCAAAATAAAAATATAAAACGCGAACTGAATCTCTTTGAAGATGGAACACGTGCGAAGGTGTATCAGCAAAATGCACCTGATGTTCCCTGTGTCATTCATTCCACATTCGAAGAAACCAAAGGTGAATTCAAAGGACAGTGGGCACGCGTTACTCTTCTGGATCGGCACCAAAAAACCGTAGTTAGAGTCGGGAGCTTGATTTTTTGAAATGAGTAAAATGAGCAAACAAAGCACTGAACCAAAATCTAAACCAGACAAAGCTAATCAGGCGCTATCGAAAGCGTGGGAAGCCATGCAAGACCGTCCTTTGGAATCAGCAGGACGATTTGACTACGAAGCGACCATTCCGCCAGAAATTGCCCGCGAAATTTTTCGCATTTTGGAGCCGCTTGAATGGATTTTGCCGCCGTGGTGCTACTGTTGTTTCGTTTTCTGGAATGCCGATGCTAACAGCAAAAGCGCCCAAGACGGTGCCAGCATTACGGCCAGCACGAATTATGAATATCGCCACATTGGCTTGACGTTCTACCCTTCGTTTTTGGATGCAAACGTATCCAAACGTCGCATGATGGTGATTCATGATTTGCTGCATAGCATGATATCAATATTGGCCGATTATGCCCACGATGAAATTGCTCGCCTCCTGCCAGAAGAGGAATCGCCTAAATACCGCGCGGCGGTTTTAGAAGAGCTAACGCGCCGCCATGAGGCCATGACACAGGATTTTGCGCGCATGATTAACGAGCGATTGGCCTAAGAGAAATGTTTCTTTTTGATCCCTTGACTGGCGATTATCAGCGCGTTGTTCATCAATCGCGTGCTAAGGTCACTCGCATTCAGGTGCGCACCGCTCTGGACAAATATCTGCAAGCCAAAAGCAAGGAAACTGCTGCGCTCGCTGAGCAGTTGCGCAATCGCGAAATCACCATCGCCGGGTGGCAGGCGCAAATGCGCGAATTGATTGCCAACGTGCATTTAAACGCCGCCCTACTGGCCAAAGGAGGCAAAGCGCAGATGACGCAGGCCGATTATGGGCGCGCCGGATCGCTGATTAAATTCGAGTATCAGCAGCTCGAAAAATTCGCCATTCAAATCGAACAGGGCTTGCCGCTGGACGGTCATTTTTTGCAACGCGCAGGGCAGTATGCCCATGCGGCACGGCATTCTTATCACGTAATAGATCGGCGCGAGCAAGAGGGGCGCGGCAAGGACGAAGAACGCAACGTTTTGCATGCCGGGGATTCGTGCGACGGTTGCCTGAGTGCCGATGCGTCCGGGTGGCAACCACTTGGCACTTTGCCCTTGCCGGGTGATCGCGACTGCAAAAGGAATTGTAAGCGCACTCTCATCTACCGATAAATCCACAGGTGACTGCAACTTCGTATCGCACTCGCGACATTGCACGGGCTGTCGGCCAATCGCCGCGTAGTGTGCGCAATTTTTTACGTGTGCGATTTCCGCACGTTGAAGGATGGTATGTATTTACCTCTGAGGAATTTCAAATGCTGGTCAACGAAATGACCGCGTGGATGGCAACACGCAAAGCCAATCGCCGCAGTGGCTATTTTCAGGCTAAAAGCCGCCGATAAAGTAGCCACAGTTGTTCCCCTTTTTGGTGTTTTTCTGTTTTCTGCTTAGAATCAATTTGTATTAGCTCGTAACAATCCCGGAGGGATTTCTTTATGCGATTTGGATGTTTGCGCGGCATGCCCCATGGTGTGCAGTGGTGTTTGGAAGGCGAAGGCACGGGCGGAGGTTCCGGCGGTGCTGGTGCTGGTTCAGGTGGCACTGGCGGTGGTTCAGGCAATGACAACGGGCGCCAGAATCCGGCAGATGTTGTGGCACGTTACAATGGCGACGCGGTGCGTTTGGCCAGCGATTTATCGCAAAGCGAAGCGCGCAACTACGATCTGCGCGAAAAAAACCGTGACCTCAAAGCCGAGAACGAAGCTTTGAAAAAACAGGTGCCCGGCGAGGGCGCTGTAGTTTTAACCAAAGAACAGGCTGCGCTTTGGGACGGCTTTCAAAAGCTGAATCTCAAGCCGGAAGAAATCACCACACAGTTGGCTGCCGGGGCGGCGGCCATTACCGAAAACACAACATTCAAGCGTCTGTCCACGCTGGACGAAGCTGCCAAAGCTTTAAGCTTCAAGCCGGGCGTTTTGAAGCTGCTTGCCAAAGACTTGAACGTTGAAATGCGCGAAGTCGAAGTAACGGATGCCGAAGGTAAAATCGAAAAGCAAAAGCGGCCCTTTATTGTGGCCAAAGACGGCGATAAAGAAACACTGACCGGACTGCAAGAGTATTTCAAGGCGCAAGGCGACGATGTTTTAGCGACATTGCAGGATGACGGTCAGAATTATTCGGCGTCAAATAATGGTCATGCCAATGGCAACAATGGCAACCTAAACGGCGGCACGCCGTATCCGGCGCAGGGCGGTGGCAGCGGGGGCGGCAAGCAAAGCTATCAACCGCGCAATCGCTACGCCCATAACTTGCCTAAGAGCGAGTAGTAAAAGTAGTCGCAAATAAAAACTTTTAAAACTTCGGAGTGCGGTGCGCTCCTTTTTGTCGTTTTCAATTCGGCGGGCTGCGGCGCGGCCTTCCTCCAATCTTTTTTCGAGGTGAACTATGTTGAATCCCACAACCGTTCCGTATCAACAGAACGGCGCGCCCAGCTTTATCGCTGACCTTCTCGCGCGCGAACATGTTCTGGCCGGTGGCGCGAAAATTGACGCCGCTGCGTTCAACTCCGCCGATGCGGTCAAAGTCGTGGTAAACGACGCGGCGGCTGCGGCTGCTGATACCAGCGTTACCGTAGAAGCGCTGCCAGCGGCCTTACCCGCCGCGGCGATTTTAGCGTTTGACGACGGCACTTTTGCGCGCCTGAGCGCGGCAGCCGACGCAGGCGCTACCACTCTGGCGGTGGACGCCCTCTCGGCTGACATCAGTGATAATGCCGTGGCGTATTACAACGCGCCCGGCGCGCCCAAGCGTGTGGCTTCTGGCACTCTTGTCGGCTGCACCTTTGCCGAACTGGAAGCGGCGCCCGCACTGACCGATGGCGTGCCAGCGGGCCTTCTCTGGGGGCCTGCTGCCGATGCCGATGACATCGTGCATTTCGTGGTTTACGATAACCCGGACGTAGACACGAAAAACGATGTCGACCTTTTGCGTCACGGCACGCTAATTTATGTCAACCACATTCCGGGCTGGGCCGATTTTTCGGCAGCGCTTAAAGCCAAAGTGCGGGCCGCTTACGAAATTACCATCGGCGGCACCGAAGTGTAAGAGGCATGGGAAGCCAACGGCTTTGAAAGCTAACGGCTTTGCCTCAATTCAATTTTTAAGGAGAACGAAACCATGCCTTCCCGCGATTTAGGTTCATTGTTAGATTATTTAGTTCGCAATCGCACGATTGCGATGCTGGCCGGTAATATGCTGGCCCAATGGGGTCCGCCCGGACGCCGTTTGCTTGGCCCGGATTTTCTGCCACCGCGCCGTATGCCGGATGGCGAAAATATGGGCGAGATTGAGCGCGTTAATTTCTTCACCGTGGCCGCCAAAGATAAAAGTCGCCACTCTCCCGCGCCGAAAGTGGACGGTGGCCAAATGTTTGGCACCGTGCGCTATAAACTTGGCGATTCAGGCTTGATTCGTGAAATGACGGCGGCGGATTATGATGCCCTGATGCGCTACTTGCGCCAGAACGCCAGCATGAGCGCGCTGGGCGTGGCCGAAGGCTTTGCCGACCGCGCGATTTTGCAGGCTCTCGTCGAACGCGACGAATTTAAAACCTGGCAGGTGCTCACCAGTGGCGGCTATGGTCGCTTTGGCGATAACGGCTATGTCGAGATGGTCGAAGGCCCGAATCTCTCCGGTCAGTTTTTGGAAGTCACCGACGATTGGAGCGATCCGACTGTCAACCCGTGGCCAACGATTTTCGCCCGCATCAAGCGTCTCACCGATGCCGGTTATGAAAAGAATGGCATTCGCATCGTTTTCACCGACCAGGTGCGCACGCTGCTCAAAAACAATCCGTTCACCGCGCTCAAGGCCGGAAAAAACGCGCTTGTCACCGATGGCAGCGGCGTTATTTCAATGACCACGATTGGTGATCTGGTGGACGATGAGGAACTGAATGCCATTTTCCGTGCCAACGGTTTGCAGGCGCCGGTTTCTTACGATCTGCGCGGCTTTACGCCTGGCCACGCGCAAAAGCGCTTTTATCCTGAAGGCAACATGAGCTTTATCGCTTCGACTGGCGTGGTCGAAGAAGTGCGCTGGAATCAGGATAATCCCGACGACATTACCGTTGTCAACGATGTCGTTGGCTTTTTGGGTGTTGGCACGCCGAACGGTCAGATGACCGCCGGACGCCGTATCTGGATGCGCAGTTTCACCGAGCAAACCGATGCCCGACTCGAAGGCGAAGGCGTGCAAACCAACGATCCGGTTTTGATGATTCCCGAAGCCGTTTGCGGCTTGTATGGCATCGTGGCCGCGGCAAGCTAAGAAAAGGGCACTGCTATGAGCGCAGTGCCCTTTATGACTTGCTTTGATTAACAAGGGAGAACGAAAAACAACCATGAAAGCCAAAGTTTTAAAACCGTGTGTCATTGGCAGCGTTGAATACAGCGCGGGGCAAGTGGCCGAAGTGCGCGACAAAGACGTAGAGAAGCTCACCGCAAAAGGCTTTATCGCCTCCGCAGGTGCCGCTGCATCCGGGGAAGCTGATACAAGCAACGCACCAGGTGCATCCTCTGCTCTCGAACCGATTGTGTCGCGCATCAGCGACGCTTTAGGTGTTGAGCGCAAGGACAATGAAACACCGGTGCAGTTTTTGGAGCGCTTCGCGGGCAATTGCGAGCGTATCACGCAGCGCATTACCGACGAAGCCTCAAGGCTCGAAGGCGAACGTGATGAGGCCGTAGCGCACCGAGAGCAGGCTGTGGCCGAAAACGACAAGATAAAAGCGGAGTTGGAGGAGTTGAAGGCGCAACTTGTAGCTTCTAATAACCCGTCCGCCGATGCCAAAAGTGACGCGGAAAAAGCGGATGAACCCAAAGGCGACGCCAAGGCCGATGCCAAAAGCAAAGCCAAAAGCTAATCGCTGAAAGCTAAAAGCTGAAAGCTCAAAGCTAATTGCTGAACACTCGCTATGTTGACCGCTGCTGCGCTTTACAAAGCCGCCTCGCTGGATCCCGCGCAATTTGGCCCGGAGATTGTTGACCTGGAATCGGCTGCCGATGAACAACGGCAGCAGGTTCTGGATTACATTGATTCGGACATTTTGCCCGGTGCCAAGTCTGAGGTTAGCGTGCCGTTTCGCGAAGCAACCGGTTATGGCACCGTGGCGGAGTTTGTCAATGTGCGCTTTCCCTCGCTGAGTGCAACGGCTCGTGAAGAGTTGCTCACCGAAGGCGAGGCGCTCTACGATGCAGCGGTCAAAAGCTACGCCCGCAGCGAGCTAAACAAGGTCGTGGACACCGACAGTGAAGCCTACGATAAGGACTCCGACCAGGACAGGATTCAGGGCAATCAAAGGCTCGCGAAATTGATTACCTGGGCACAAACCGTAGAGAATTCCACATCCTCCACAGGCGTTGAAGAATCTACGATTCCCGTGTCCACCTCAGTGCGCGTGCGGCGTGTTTGGTAGCAGCCTTTAAAGGCATTGGGTAACGCTATGGCAAATCGCGGCAGACCGGTTTCTCGCAAATACGAACGGCGCATTGCGGCCATTCCCGGCCAAACGGCGATTTTGCGGGAGGAAGTCAAGTTCATCCTGCGTGAGGAGTTGGAAAACGCGACTCAGGTGGAGCTTTATGACCGGACAAAAGGCCCCGTTACAAAGCGCATGATGCGTTCAGTTAAAGCGAGTATTCGCGGTGATCGTGTGATTGCTTTTTATGATGCACGCATTGCCAGGCACGCGAAGTATCGTTTGCAGATGACCGGCACCAGTAAAATGGACGGCCATCTGCTGACGATGCGACCGGGCGATTATTTGAGGCGTTTTGCTAATCCGCGTATTCGCCGCCGTGTCATCATGGCAAAGCGCCGGATGTTGCAAGCGAAGTAGAACAGGCGAAGTAGCGATCTATGACTTGGGCACAGGGCACCGATGCCAGCGACGTATTACGCAAAGCCATCAAAACCTTCATCGAAACATGGCTGGCCGATGACGCTTATAAAACACGTTTGCCGCGTGTGAATCGCAAGGTGTTTTTGCCCGGCGAGCGGCAGGATGCCCAACTCAAAATTGTCATCGTGACGGCCAATGATGAGCAAATACCCCATGTTTATGTGGAAGGCACGCACGAAGTCAGCGAGGATTTTCACCGTGTGGCTATTGTTGTCAAAAGCGACAAAAAGGGCGGTGGCCCGCAGGCGGTTAGCCAGATGCACGCTGCCTTGAAGGCATTGTTTACCGCAGCGATGAAAGAGGGCACGCCCGAATGCAGTGCGCGCCTCGCAGCCGGTTTTTACAACTTGCGCCTGAGTGCCGAGGGCTTTGACATCGCGCCGGGCGATATGGCCGAGGAAGGCACGTTCTTTCGGCAAGACCTGTATTTGACGTGTTCAACCGACACGTTTTTAAATTGAAAAGAAGGGAACTATGCCACGTTACAACTTACCCCGTGTTTACACGGTGACCGATGAAAAGGGCAATCCGCAGGGCTTTGGTCCCGGCGAGTGCGATGTGCCGGAATGGGCCGTCAAGCAATTGAAAGCACGCGGGCGGGATATTGAATCCTATCGCGCGAAAAGCGGCGTTTCGCCAGCGTCCGAAACCAGCACTGGCAATGCCATCACCGGTAAGGCGCCCGAAAAGGCGTAATCTGTTTTAGATTTTTCGCTTGAATTTCAAGTTGAATCTCAAGGAGTGAACGAACATGGGCGACAGCCTCAAAGATATAAATGCGCTGGTGAACGTCGGCGGCACCCTGACTCATTGGACGGGGGCCAGTTCGAGTGGCGGCGAGTTGCATGAATATGATACTTCGCCGATTGGCGGCCCGCCCGCAGGCGATTATGATGCCGATGTGCGCGACAAGATCACCATTGAAATCACGACCAAAGTGATCGGTGCTGATGCGGCGGCGCGCGAGGCGTTTATTGATTCCTTCGCGCGCGGCACCGTATTTTCCGGCAAAGCGGCGCCATCGAGTAGCGGCGAGTTTGGTGTGACCGGTGAAGATGTGGTGGGCACCGATTACACCGTAGTCAATCGCACCGTGCAGCACAAGGAGAAAGACAACTCCGAAATCACCATCATGCTCAAGGAAAAAGGCCCGACACCGGCGCCGTAAACAAAAGCAGGCCGGGAGCAAAATGCTTTTAGCAAGATGCTTTTAGCAAGATGCTTTTAGCAAGATGCTTTCGGCCTGTGACGTTTTATTTGGCGACAAATAATGTGATTTATGAGTGACGAAAAGACAACTCCTAAGGTTAGTAGCCTTGAAGAAATCCGCACTCGACTGCAAGCGCGTCAAGTGCGCGATGTGTCGAAGTTGCCAACGCATGAACATGAAGCATTGGGCACGGTTTACATCGCGCCAATGTCAACGGCAGGCTACGGCGATGTGGAAGCGGTAGATTACCCCAATGCTGATACTGAATCATGGTCTGTGGCGGAGCGTGTCAAATTCCGTGAAGCCAACCGCGTGCGCGCCTACTTCAAAAATGCAATTCTGACAGGCGACGGTAAGCGTTTGCCCGATGACCTAATCGAGATGCTCGTTACGGGTGATTTCGGTGCGGAAAACAAGAAGCTGCTCAACGCCATTCAAAAGCAGAATCCGCCGCGCGAAACACTCTTGCTGGAATTTCAAGCAGCGATAGCTACGTCTCGCTTATCGCTGGTGCTGTATCGCTTGCTCAAAGAGGCAAAGTGCCTCAAACAGATGCGCGATTACTTTTTGGCAGGCGATGATGAAAAGGTTGAGGAGCGGAAGGCGCTCGCCGAAGACCTGCAAAAGTGGGAAGATGCCTTGTTGCCCTTCGAGGCGCTAATGGAGGCCGACGAAGCAGCCAAAGCCTTTGGCATTGGCGTGTATGATCGGAAGAATGGCAAAGATGAGGAGATGGTGCCTAATGAACCGCCTTGAGATCCTCATTAGCATTCTTTACCGCACTGCTAAGTTTTTCCTGCGATTAATGGAAAGCGAACTGGGGTGCGGGAAGGACAAAATAAAAAGCCGGAGGTGATAATGCCTCTGGCTTTTTGGTTTAGTTGTATTATTAACCTTACTGATTAATCTGCTGCTTTATAATTCAAGAAGGGCCTGAGAAGGGGCAAGCTGTTCATCTAAAAACGAAAAGGCTCTCCCCAGTGAACTGGGGAGAGCCTGACGCCACGCAGTGTGGGTGCACCCACACTGCGTGAAATGTATTTACAGGGATTTAAAAATGCAGGAAAAGTATCTATTTTTCCTTCTCTTTCTGCTCGGCTCTTTCGCGCGCCGCTTTGCGTTGTTCAGCAATTGGCGGGCGCTTACGCTGCTTGTCCCACCTTGCCGATTCACACTTTGGGCAACGCTCTGGCCGCCCTTCTTTGCGCGGAAGCCACCTGTGTCCGCATAAATTACAAGTTAACCAATCAACAGTCACAATTTGCCTCTTGAATTTCATTTTACTCTTTACACAATATGGCGTGCAAATTAATGAGCTATACCGTCATCTGGTAAAACCAGATTGCAAAAATCCACCAGCAGGTTTTAAGTGGTGGATAAAAACAAACAGGCTCTTATCACGCGGCAACGTGATAAGAGCCTGAACCCAGAAAGGATTTTTGAACGCAATGACAAATTCTAACACGACAAAGAACCGCAAAGGTTCAGAAAAAGTTCAACTGTGTTCTGGCCCTACAATTTCTATAGACACAATAATACCTAATAAAGTCGTAATAGAGAGACTAAGTAATAGTTATGTAGAACCTACTATTACTTCTTACTATTACTTCTTATCGTAAGCAACGGAACATGATTGTAACCACAATGGGTTTAGTCGTTGGGCTGAACCAGATTTAGAAGCCGAAAGAGCTTCGCTGGATAGGCTGTTGGATGAGATGGATTTTGAGGAGGATTAATTTTACATGCCTCTTTTGTGGAATTCAGTGTTGGCTTTATCCAAAGCCTTGTCTGCTTCTTGGAAATATTCTTCGCCTCGATTTATGACCGGTAAGTCTTTGAATTGAAGACCATCTATTAATTCACCAAGAGATTTATCCTGCATTTCCAAAGTTTGTTGCAGCGATGCATGAACCTCTTCGTAACCCAATGGAATCTTTAGTGCTTCTTGTGTTTTAAGCAGTTGCCCTAAACTGCCATGAATAGAGTTCAGTTTCGTAACTGCATCGGTGGTATCTGGTTGAGGCCATTGATTTTTTGAATCAGAGACGGCTTGCCACCAGTGCCCTAAGACATCGGCTTGAGCGGCTACAGATTTATTGACATTAGCTGCAAATTCACTATAGGCTTTAAATTCTGGGGACTGGCTTGGTGCGAGATTAGTCCGGGGTTCAGCGGATGGGGTATCTTTGTCAGAGCGAATAATTACTGGAACTGTTCTTAATGAACCTGGCCTAAGAATCATCACGTCTGGATTCAAGAAAAACAACACGATACTGCACAAAAAACCAACTACGACTCCGGCAATGGCGCCCTTTCCGGCGCTGTGCGCCCGCTCCGGCGAATTATCGCGCATCACCAAGAATACAATCAAACCGACTATCGGAATCAGGAAACCAAGCAAGGCAAAGCCGAAACTCGGCTCATCGTTAAACGCGTTTAAAGAATACCCGCAACGTGAGCAGTAATTAGTGGTGCCTGTAATAACCTTGCCGCATTTAGGACAAAAGCGGCCTGTAGCAACAGGTGAGTTGTTTTGCGTGGCGGCTTGTTGTGCTTGTTGTGCCTGTGCTGTTTGCTGTGCTTGTTGTGCCTGCGCTTTGGCGGCATTGATTTGGTCTTGGGCCGCTTGGGCAGCATCACCCCATGGCAAACGCTGCCCGCAGTCCAAGCAATTAATAGCACCATAAGAGTTGACAGCATGGCAGCGAGGGCACGTGCCTGTTTTTGTAGCCATCGAATCTTTCCTTTAGTCAAATAATGAATAAATTTTGCTTTGTTTTCCCTTGCACTGCAAATTCAGTAGTGGTGAAATTACTTTCGCCGGGCCGCGCCGTAAGGCCCCTCCCGGCGGGAAAGTAGAATGCTTTCTCTTGCAGGCCGCTCCGAGGATAAGCTCTTGGCCCCGCCTGCCAAACCTCGCTCTGTCGAACGCAACGCATTTCTCATGCACCGCATTCGGCGTGCGCTGCTTTGGCAGAGCGGGGCCTTTTTGTTTTTAGGTTAAGGGTTGAAGATTGGGCAGTAAAAACGGTCATGCAAGAGATTGATGTCATAGTTACCCAGTTTATCCAGCAGGGAGTTTCCGGCCTGAGAAGCGACTTGCGTGCTATCCGTGCCGACATAGATTCTGTTGAAGGTCGCACTGAGCGCTTATCACGTGTTTCGGATCGCTTGATTAGTTTTGGTGCGTCTGGCGCTGGAGCATTAGCGCTACTCGGCGGCGCAGCACTGAAATCCAGTGGCAACATGGCGCGGACGCAAGTCGCGTTTGAGAAAATGCTGGGGAGCGCAGAGGCGGGCAAGGCGAAAATTGCGGAATTGCAAAAGTTCGCTGCAATGACACCGTTCTCGATGGCTGGCCTGGTTGAGAACTCCAAGCAGCTTTTAGCGATGGGTTTTACTGCTGATGAACTGATTCCTACAATGCACGCCTTAGGCGGAGCGATGGCCGCACTGGGTGGCAATGACGAGACGTTTCAACGGGTCATCTACAATCTCGGTCAAATTCGAGCGCAAGGGAAAGCCTATGCCGTTGATTTGCGCCAGTTCGCTATGGCCGGAATCAACGTTGCCGACGTGATGGAACAGGCGACCGGTAAAAAATTTACGCGCGACGAATTGACGGAAATGGATGGCGAAGATTTTATCCGCGACTTTAAAAAAGGTCTGGAGAAGAGTTTTGGCGGCGTCCTTGAAAAGCAAACCGAAACCCTGCCCGGAAAAATCAACAACTTAGGCGATGCTTTTGAACGGCTAAAAATTACAACCGGCGATTTGATCGCGCCTGAGGCCATCAAAGATATTGGTTTAATAACCGACAAGATGGAAGCGCTGGAATCGTGGATCAAAGCTCATCCTGATTTAGCTAAGAACATGATTAAGGTGTTGGGCGTTGGCGCAGTCGGAGCGGTGGGTCTTGGCGTGGCTGGAAAGTTCGCCGGTGCCATCAATGAAATTAACACTCTGAGGAAATCTAAGAAGGGGGCAGCGGCGGCGGCGGATTTATTAACCAAAGCCACCAAAGCCGATTCCGCTGCCGAACTGACAAAGGCAGGCATTGCAGGGCGCGAAAGCGATGCCATTGATACGGTTTCCGATGCTGTTCAAGTCGCAACGGGTGCTAAAGGCAAGCTCGCGGAGCGCACGTTGGCAGGCGCCGCGGCCAGTGCCACGGCAACGCAAGGGGCGGTGGATTTAGCCGAGGCCACCACTTCTTATGGCAAAGCCTCCGCAACAGCAGAACGGGCAACATCGCGCCTTACAAAAGCCAACGCACTGCGCGGGCGCATCACTGACCAATTGACAAAAACCGAAACTGCCTTGGAAAAGATTAAACGCACTCCATTGCCAACAGACCCTTTGGAGGCCGCCGATGCCCAAAAGAAGATTACCGAAGAAACCATGCGGCTTGAAGCGCGACGGCTGACCCTGCGCACTCGTTTGGGGCGTGTGGGCGGTGTGGTGGGCGACGCGCAAGCATCACTCAAAACTGCCAATGCAAACAAATTTCAAGCACTCGAAACAATGCGTGGCGGTTTGAGCAAAACGGCGGACATGAGCTATTTAACCACTGATGCCGCCAAAGCTAAACGTCTTTATGATTTGAATCAAGCCTATGAAAAAACAGCATCCAAAGTAGAAAGCACGACCAAGCGATTAGGTAAAGTTCAGACGCTGCGAGACAAAATTGCCAAACAACTGGCACGCACCGAAACGGCTATCGAAAAAGGCGCGCGGGCCAAAAAGCCAATGGATGCCGAGAAATCGTTTCGCTTGGGCGAACGTCGCTTGAAGTTGATGAATCGTCTATCCCGCGCAGAGCAAGTCACAGAAAACGCGCAAAGTGCCTTAGATGCTGCTAACGCGCAAAAAACCTTAGCACAAGAAACTGTCTCGATGGCTGAAAAAGCCGCCAAAGCGACGCCTAAACTGGGTTTGTTGGCAAAGGCACAAAACCTATTTAACAAACCCATTGCGCCCGCTATGTCGCGCGTGCCGCAGTTAGCAACCAAGGCTTTTGAAGACCCGATTACAGGCGAACTTATAGACCCGAAAGCTTGGAATGCGGCAAAGATGGCGGCGGCGCGTGGCGGTGCTTACACCAGTGAGGGGCTATCACGACTCGCTACGCCAAATCTGGCAAAAGGTCTTTCTAAATGGCCGGGTATCGGTAAATATGCCTCGGCGGGTGGCGAGGCTGTTACCATTGGCGGCGCCGCGATGGCGGGCTTGCAAGGCATCGGTTCTGGTATTTCGGCAGCCCAAAACTATGAAGCGCTGGGCTATGAAAAAGGCGACGCTTATATGCGTGGCGCCGCGACTGGCATCGGTGTGGCCGCTGGCGCGATGTTTGTGCCTGGCGGGGCAGTCGCCGCGGCGATTGCCGAGGGCATCGGCGGCCTCGTCAACCACTTTTATACCGAACCGATTGAAAAGGCGACGAGTGAAGGCACCGGCCCCAAAACCAACAAAGAAACGGCGGAACTCTCGCAGATGAGTGCCAGCGAAAAAGCAGACTACTATTTCAAAAAACGCGACGAAGCGTTAGCGAATGGTGATAGCGAATCAGCACAATCGTTTATGCTGGAAGCCAACAGCCAGCGCCGCCGTGCTAAAGAACAACAAAAAGCCGCTGAAGACTTCGCCCTCAATCAGCGTCTCGATCAGTTTCGCCAAGAGCATGGCATCAACAAAGCTTATCGAATGAATAAAGCCACCGGGCAATATGAATTCACGCAAACGCGCGGCGATTTGGAGCAGCAGGGCGCTGATTATCAAAAAGCAATGCAGGAATCGCGCGTGCGTGATGCCATTGCGCGCGGTGCTGCGCTTCGCAATGGCGAGCTGACTGTGCCCAACGGTGTGTTAACCAACCAGAGCGATGAGGATGCGCTTTTGCAAACTCTTCAAAATCGTCAGGGGCAACCCCGAACCAGCGCCGCGCCTATAGCTGGCTACGGTCAAGGCGACAAAGGCAACAATCAAGGTTACGATGTGCGTGCCCGGCAAACCGGGCAGCGTTATGAGCGCAACGGTAACACCCGCACCAAAATTGAAGTGGAAGTGGTGCACAAAGAATCGCCGGGTGACCGTCAAGCGCGCATCGCTGACTATAACTCGCACACGCCCATGCCACGCTTTCGGTGACAAAGGAGCAATTATGACTGCACAAGACTATGCTGCGATGTTTAAAAGTGTGCCCCACAAAGGGGGCTTGGGCGCCGTAGGGCACGCCTTCTTGCAGGAATCCATAGATGAAGCGCGCAGGATGCAATCTGTTGAAAAGATTAAACAATACGCCGCTGCTCAGAATACCAAATGGAAGGAATTCTGCGCGTTGGTGGCTGATGTTGATTTGCCTGCTGATTTAAAACCAAATCCAGATGCCTTTGCTATTTTGGAGCAGAAGCTACTTTTGTCGTGCGGCTTCCCAGCAGATGCGAATTGACGATTCGCATAGATGATTTCGCATGGCGATTACTCGTGATGAATTCAAACAAGTTCCTTCGACTGGCATCATTCCCGATGACCGCGTGCCTGCCTCGGAATTTGCGGTCGGCTTTGCCTTCACATATCAAGGCAACGTGGACATCACGAACTTCAACCAGTCCTTCACGGCGCGCGTGGTCTATCACGTCACATCTCCCGGTGATGTTAAATATCTCATTCGTCTCATTGAGCCTTACAACTTATTTATCATCCCACTCGCGCCTGCGTTGGCAATTTATACATGGAACTGGGTGCCATCGGGTGAAGTTGTCGAAGGTTTTAAATTTGCGGCGCCAATTCCCATTGCACCCGGATTTGACCCACCAGAGATTGCACAGGGCCAACCCATGCAAACCTTGGGCGAAGCGAGCTTTGGCGTTGACCCCGCCGAAGGTAGTGGCACAACGAATGGCACCGCGTTTGTCCAGAGCAACTTTTATTCAAAGATTTTCACCGAACCGCTGTCACCCGGCGACAAGATCAAAATCCGCTTTCACAATATCAGCGCCGGATTCGTGGTGTCGCGCGCGTCGCTCTTGTTGGCCACCGAGCGCGTGGCTGCCGGATTGGATACCACCTTTGACCGCGCCGGGGCTTTGCTGCATGCCCGTGTGCCATTGGGGCAAAGCAGTCTTTTTACAGGCCGCGCGTGGCCGAGTTTCAAGCATCGAGATGTGGGCCGGCTGGTGCCGGGCACCAGGCCCTCTTTGGTGGAGTTGCCCGATGGCCGCGAAATCCTGGCCGTCAAATTAAAAACCGGAGAGTATGTTGAATTTGAAAGCTTGACCAGTGAATGGTCGTGGGAAAGAGCGCAGTATCCCGACAAAGAAAAGGGCTTTGGAAAAACCATCGCCGCCTTATGGACTGAGGCCAAGATGCCACTGTTAGCTGCTTTTGGAAAAACCCGTGTCACCCTGGATGTGCAAGGCGGCTATTTGCTGGCGCGTCGGGTCACCGATGACGAAGGGCCAAGCGTGGCCGCGCGCGTGCTCTTAGCCGATTCTAAGCAAACCTATTCGATTAGTGCTGATAACAGCGGCACGTTTTGGATTAGCGATTTAAGCGGCAAGCCCGTTGCGAAATCGGACAGCGATGGCGCGACGTGGCAAGTGATAACGGCGGAGGTGGCAGCATGACGCTATTCTTGCCGATTTTTCATTGTCGAAAGCTGCGTTATCGCCCTCGCCTCCGCCTAAGGCAAAAAATCTCTATTGGCGATTTTTTGTCGCTAAAGCGTGTTTTAGATGATTACTCAGAAGGACGTGTGGTGCGGATATTTCTCGGCCCGGTATTGTTTACGGTCATGATTGATGAGGTGAATCCTTGTGAGTAATCGTCCAACGCCTCGTTTCATCCCGCAAATTAAGCTTTACGAGAGAAAACTGCCCACGCATCCGCCCTTTGTTTTTGATGTGATGGCCTCGGCCATGCGAGCGCGGGGCCGCGTCGCACCGGGCCGGTTTACCGGCGTGCAATGGAAGTATCTGCGTGATGAAGCACAGGAATTCGACGGCGCGCCGGGAATGCCCCGCGATTTCCGTCCAGCAGTGCTTTTGCTGGATTATGCCATTCGTTGGCAGGATACAAGTGTTGGTGGAACAACCGGCGCCGGTGGACGTGCTTGGATCAACGAAAGCTTAAATCTGCCGGATTACGCGTCTATCATCGCGCTTGAAAAACAAAAGCTGCAAGATGAGATTGATGAACTTGAAGCCAAGGTTGATAGCCACGGCCAAAGCCAACGCAGCGCCGCAGAGGAAGAGCAGCTCGCCGACGATTATCGCATTCTCGAAGAACTCAGTGCGAGTGGTTATCTGCGCACGGGTTACGATCTGCTCGGCACGAAAGCGAGTGGTTTATTCTGGGGCGCGACTTTAGCCCCGGCGCAAGTGCGCAGCGGCTTTACTCTTGAGAAAGACGAGTCCTTTACTCTGGGTTTGCAGCGCTGGGAAGCGCCGCGCGAACTATTCCGCCATACCTACCTGATCGGCTTCGGGCGCGGCTTGACGTGGTATGAACTCGTCATCGGCGACGATGGTAACAAGAGCGAGTTTCGCCACTTCCGTAGCATGAGCGAAACGCAGCGCGAATCGCTGCGCGCCCAATGGGAAGCCGTGTTGGATAAAGGCCGCCTCGCTATTGACGACCAGAAGTTATTGCTAACGTGGGAAGAAGAAGAAAAAGCCATTCGTGCCGGGGCCAAAGACCGTGATCGCGGGGAGCGCAAATTAACCGATGATGAATCGGCGCGCATTGCTCAATTGCAACAACAAGCGGATGCGCTTCGCGATAGCAAACGCGGTCTGACACCTGCTGATGAAGAATTAAAACGCGATTTAGAGAATCAATTATTCCTCACGACACCGGAAACGTTTACTCTGATCGAAGGCGCCCGTTCGCTACTCGGCAAGCCCCTCACCCTCACCTTTCGTTTTTTGAAATCCGGCTTTGTCGAAATCGCCTCCGATGCCGGGCAGAGCGGTAAAGGGTCGTGGCTGTATGAAAACAAACGCATTACCGGGCTGGTGCCGCCACGTTATCAAAGCGGTTTGCCCGATCAATGTCGTATTCTTCTCAAAAGTGATGGCGGCAAATGGGCACTTGTTTTTGGCAACCCGCTGCATCAATTCATCGGTTCATCGTGGAGTCAGCCGTTTACGATTCCCTTTGCCGTTGACCCGGACAGTGTGCAGTTCGAGTGGGAAGGCGACGCCTCGTTTCCCGGCTGCAATATCAACGCGGCCTTGGTGTTGCTCAAAGCGGCCACGACCGTCGCTGGTATGCCTTTGCCCGCGCAGTATCAAGTGCGCGTGGATTTAATCAGCAACGAGAACGTGCCCGCTGCCGAAGCCGGAAAAGGCACGCCCGAACTCTATTGGTTGGAGTTGCATATTCCCGCGGGTGAGTGCCCGGCTTGGGGTGCGCCAAGGTGGGATTCCGAAGATCCAACGAACTGGCAAAACGGCCAAGTGCGACGCGTGCAGGACGTAACCTTGCGTTGCGAAGACGTAAGGGCACTGAACTGCAAGGTTTTATTGGCTGATGCGGGAGGCACTTCCAATCTGCCACTGGGCCTGGCGGATAGCGTATGCGATGTGGCTTTAATAGATCGGGCAGATGATACCAGTGCCAACTTGCTTTCCAAGGGACTGATTGATTGCACGGAGAATCGGCGGGTGCGGGAGTTGGATGGAAGCAATGGCATTGACGCATTGCCCGATGTGGGATTTTCGCGCGAGTTAAGCGTTATTGGCTGTGAGAATTTCCTCACCTCGGAAATCGAAGCGCGCCTGTCGGGCCACAACAAATATCCCAATGACTATTTGAGGCAAGTGGCTTTAGATGGCGCGCTGCATCCCGATTTGATTTTGTGGGGCGCGGGCAATATCGGCATTCCGAAAATCAATAAAGCCAAACCCGGCGATTACCCCTCGTGTAAGCCAGCGCCCGGCATTCGCTACCTCGAATGGATGCAGGAAATTGTGCGCAGTCACTGCCCCGGTTGGGCTTTGGTGAGTGAATCGCTCGGTTTGAATTTAGTGCGTTTAACCGGCAGTAAAGCGATTCAAGATCGGCCCGCCTTGGCCTACAATAATCCGCCTGCCGTGCCGATTGATTCGCCCCTGTGTCTGCGCAACGAGCTGCATTTGCGGCAGGATACGCGCGGTTACATCACCCGCGTGACAGTGATTGGGGCCGTGAACCCTTTAACGGGAATGCGCTATGTGGCGACGGAGAGCTTGCCCCAAGCGCATGATAGTCGCTTTAGCGATTCGATGTATTTCATCAACCGTGAAATTGCTTTGACTTTTCCGGCTGACGAATCACTGACTTCAGAAGCGGATTGTCGCAAAAGGGCACGCGAGGAATTATTCACCAGAGGGCGGCCTCCGTGGTTTGGAGAAATCTTAATTGACTTTGATGATACCCTGCGCCCCAATGACCAAATCCGCATTTTTGGAATCAAGTTCTTGGTTAATGAAGTCTCTTTTGGAGCGCTCAATGGTGGCGACGGAGCGCGGGAGCGATTGAGCGTGACGGTGCAGCTAAATGAAGATCGGAGACCTGCATGAGCATTAACAACAAACCTGATCAACAAGCCGCAGAGATTCTCCGACAGGCTGTCCCGGTGACCAGTGGCAATTTGATTATTGGCGCAACAGCGGCGGGCGCCGCGTCGCAGGTGCCTCCGGCCCCTACGACAACCATCGTGGATGATGATGGTAAAGTGCGCCGCCCGTGGCTGGTCGGAGATGACTTCTCAGATGAATTTTATTTTGATTGGAGGCCCGCCTAATGTCCCTGCATTTGGTGCGTTGTAATGAACCCATTGGGGAAACCGGCCAGAACTTCACGCCGGAAAACTTTCCGCAAGCGCATGATTACAACTGCACTTTAATCGAAGCGGCTGTCGGTTCTGGCACGTCGGGTTCGTCCTTTGGTTTCTTGGGCAATGGGCGCCTGGTGCAAAACGATTTCGCTGCCGGTGCGCCCGAACTCACACCCTCACCATCGCTGGCGATTCTTCTGCCCGCAGGCTCAAAGCTTCGTATTGCAGGCCAAGAATATACGCTGGAGGAAGACGTGCTGCTCGATGGCGCGCCGCAGAATTTTACAGGCTACTGCGTGCCGTCTGTGGTGTGGGATGAAGATTCGCAAAGCTACTTGTGGAGTGCGGGGTGGGTGGGGGAGCGCCCGGCTTTGGGCAGTGGCGTCTTGTGCCAAGTGACCACCGATGCCGATCAGGTTCTGACCATTGACAGCAGCGAAGAGGAGAGCGATGTGATTCCGTGGCTACCGGTTCTTTTGGCGCGACTGCGCACCTTGAATGCGGGCGGTAGTGGCGGTGAAGGTGGCGGATTCGCTTACAGTGGCGCGGCGCCGTGGCTACCCGCGCCCGATGACTCGCGCCAGACCTCCGTTGTCATTGCGGCGTTGATTGATGCTGTTCGCGCTGATTTGACGGCAATGATTCAATCCGGTGGCATCCGGCCCCAGCAAACTGACCTCTCAAAGTTGATTAGTGAGAACGCCATCCTGCGCCAAGAGGTTGGCAAGTGCCAACTCTTTCTGCGGGCGATTTCCGCATTGCTCGATTTGGATTTGCAGGTGGAACTGGGCTTAGAGCGCAGCCAATCCGCGAACATTGTCGGCATCCCGCAAAGCGGTGTTCCGGCGGCTGAGGTTTACGGCGCCGGTGATGCTTTGGGTGCCAGTTTCCCCGACCATTTGGGCGCGACCACGCTGACGATGAACGACGACGGCACGGTGGAGCCGTAAGGAGCGATAGAGGCAATATGAACATCAACGATTTACAAACCGAACTCGCCAAAGCGCAGTATGAAAATTTGAGCGATGCGGACATTCTCGCGCTGCTCAACACGGTTTCTGCGGACTACACCGTGAAAGTGCCCGGCAGTGTCGTTTATGAAGCGATTTTAGGGACGGGCGCGATAGCGATTCTCAAACATCTGGAAGCGCAAATTACTTCAACAGACGCGCAAACGCAGCAGATGGCAGGCGCGGCCAGTGCGGCACTGGCAGTTATCAATTCGCCCGTCGAGCGTGATTTCGCCTTGCCCGCCGGCCAGATTCACGATGCGTTGGATGCGTTGCAATTATCGGGTTTATTCCCGGCTGGCTTTAATGAATTTGTGCGCAATTTGTCACGGCGCACACCAGCATCAGTTGTCATCGGCGCTGAGGCTACGCAAGCCCATCTCAACATCATGCGCTTATCCTCCAAAGCAGGGCAGTTAAACACGCTGATTAGCGAACTCAATGGCGCGCTTGGTTCGCTGCAAATGGGCACTGACGTGGATTTGTCGGCGTATGGGATTGACTAAATGAATCTTTATCGTTTACCAATTGGCGCTCCCTACCCAATGTTTCAGACCAATAGTGTAGGAACCAATGCGGTTTTGAATGCAACGGGTGTCGCTGCGGAATGGGTGTTTCAATCGCATACCACTGACCCGATTACAAAACTTGGATTTAGCCAGAACACAATAACTGGCTCTCCGCCGGTCTATAAAATTTCATTGCAAGGCGTAGATGCAAGCGGCAATGCTGATGGCGTCATCAAGGCCAGCGCAACCTTTACGCCGACATTAGGCAATAATGGCTCATGGGTTTGGGTAACGCTGGACAGTTCTTACACGCCCGCGCGTGGTGAATTTTTAGCGATTGTGATTTCGTATGTTTCGGGCACAATTGATAATTCCAATCGTTTAATTGTTTTTGCCTATGTTAACAGCAATGGCATGCGCGTGTCGTTTCCCTATTACATCGCTAACAATGCGGGAACCCGAACGCGCGCTGATGGCACTCCGACTTTTGGTTACGCAACAGCCTCGCAAGCGTTTGGCTATCCTTCGTCGGGTAGCACCACGTCAGCCGCATTTGGCAGCACCAGCAACCCGAATGAATACGGTTTCAAGTTTTCATTTTTAGGCACCGGCAACGGCACCTATAAAATCGCGGGGGCGCGCATTGTGCTGACCGCTGGTGCAGCGAGTATCTTTAAAATTCAGCTATATCAAGGCGGCAACGCAGGAGATACAACGATTTTGCAGGACGCAACGTTTGACACTGATTATTTCGGTGTCAATGGGCGTTTGTTCAATATTCTGTTTGACGAAACGGCGCTGGCAACCCTGAACTGCGGTGACACCTATCGTTTATCAATCGCGCCGCAAGGTAGCACGAATCAGACGATTTATCTGCTTAACGTCGCCAGCGCTGCTGATATGGAAGCGTATGCAGGCGGCGCCAATTTTACATTATCCACGCGCAACGGCGGCAACTGGACGGACGTGCCCACACAACGCATTTTAGGCGAAATCCTATTAGACAGTTTCACACCATCAGGCGCCGGTAGCAGTCGGGGAATTTATACAGGAGGGCGGCTCTAATGGCATTCAAGGGCATAGACGTAAGGCAATCGGGCGACAGGCTGATTTTTCGCGCGCTCCTGCAAGATTCGGCGCAGGCGGTTGTGACAAGCGGCACCGCGTCATTGTATTTGTTTGAGTTACAGCCTGACGGCACGCTCAAAACTTACGATTTTTCTGACAACACCTTTAAAAGCACTTCGCCTACAACCGCGACAGTTTCCATGACGCATCGCACCGGCTCAGGCGGGACATTAAACACTGGTTTATGGACGTATGTTTTAGCGACGGTCAGCGGCTTTACGCGTGGCAATGTTTACTTTGCCTATATTAGCCATTCGGGAGCGGCGCCGACAGTCCAAGCGCGCGAGTGGCAGTATGGCGAAGCTCAGGGCGATTTCACCGTAGATAGCAGTGGTAAAGTAGTTTTGCAAAGCACGCAAACCGGCGTAGTAATTCCCACTGTAACGAATGTCACCAACGACGTTGGTATTACGCAAAGTGCCGCTGACAAAGTTTGGAGCACGACCTCGCGCACGCTCAGCAGTTTTGGCACTTTGGTTTCTGATATTTGGAATAACGCCACGCGCCGTCTTACAAACCTTGATGATACCCGCGCCGCGAAGATTGATAATCTCGATATCAACGTTGGAAGCCGATCTTCACACTCGGCACTTGATGTGTGGCTGGTGTCGCTCAATGCCGCGTTTACCGCGAACAGTTTGGGCAAATGGATATTTGATTTCTTTGGTGCATTGGGCAGCGATAAGCGCGTGCAAATCAGTGAAGACACTCACGATTCTGGTGTAACTGTGCAGGGCGTGACGGATGTTGTGACGTTGCCTGACACTGCGGCCACCTTAGCGAAACAAAACGATATTCTCACGGCGATTGGCGAGGTTTCTGGCGATTGGACAGATGAACAAAAAGCCGAATTGCTGGATGCGGCTACTCGCATTAACAATGTGCCCGGCACGTCCGAAACGCCGGTCTTCGTGATTCCTACTCCCGACACTGTTGGCCTTGTCAACGTCTTGTGTCGCTCCGGCGATTTTGGCACGCCGCGCGATGGCACCGCGTTCACGTTCAAGCTCGCCAGCAAGGCGGCTTTCATCGGCGAAGAATATCAGGTCGGCAAACAGCGCACCAAGAAAACCAGCGGCGGTGAATGCCTGGTGGATATTCCCAGCAGCGACACCTTAGCCACCAAAGGTGTATCGCCTGCCACTTACATTGTGTCGGTGAATAACAATGTGCTGGGTGAAGTGAGCGTGCCAGTAAACGGTGGTTTGCTCAAAATGGTGGATGGCGTCTTAACAGTGGAGGCCGCTGCATGAGCCTGCCACTTCTCCACTACGACAAATTGCACGATGCACCGCTGAATGACTCGAAGCTATGGCTGGAACCATTCCGCTATAATGGCGCCGATTACTGCGGCATTCAGCCCTCCGCATGGGAGAGTTCTGAGGCGGCGTGGGACAGCGGTGATCCCGTTTATTTGCCGCCGAATAATGTCCCATCGCGCGACGTAGGGCGCGGCTTTGGTAAGTGGGTGGGGCCGGGCAGTGTGCATGTGCGCCCCGGCAGTTTGAATGTGGCGGCGCTGGATGTAAGCACGCTCGCGCTTGAACGGGTAGGGCACGACGATTTGGCGCGTGTGAGCGATGCTCCTGAAGGCGGCGCTTTGCTGCGCGCCTCGTGGACACGATTGGATGTAGGTGTCGGGTTATCGTTCGGCGGGCAGGTGCATTTGGTTGTGCAAGAGGCCGAAACGGGCGCGATCTTGGATGAGCAAATCATCGAGCATACCATTATCCAAGCCGATCTGCCTGCCCTCACTGCCCATGCCGTTCTCTGGGCACGCTATGAGGCGGTCAATCGCTCGTGGAGCTTGCCGCCCGATTATCTCAGCGTGCGCGGCTTTACTGCTGTCCCTGACAAATTCAAATACACCGAAGATTCCATTCAATATGTCTGGGATTACGAGGCTGATGTGGGGCGCCGTCCCACTGACCCCAATCATCCCTTTTATGCTTTGGAGCACGAAGCGTTTTTAGCAGGAGAGTTAGTGCATCGCGGCCCGTGGACGCAATACATCAGCGATGGCGGCAGTTACGGCGGGCCGTGGTCAGCTTTGCGCATTGCGGTTGGCGAAACCGACTTTAGCGTTGGCGCCAATTTCCAACCCTATCCCGGCCCGGTGCTGTATGAATTAGAAGATGAGGCGACGCGCGCGGCGGTTTTAATTGACCCCTTGGCTTTGTCCGTGAGTGCTTCTTATGTTCTGGATCAAGGCGGCAATGCCGGGAAGTGTCGTATCGCAGGCACCATTGCGAGCCGTTCGGGGCCACTAACCAGTTACTGGGATTTTCATCCCGATGCGCCGATTGATAATCTGGCGGCCACACTTTTGGGCGTCAACGACAAAACCACTGTCCTGGCGTGCGAAGCAAGTTTGTATCCGCAAGTCAGTGATATTCTGGAAATTCAGGCAGTGGCACCAGAAACGCGTTCGACCGAACTGGTTTTAACACGCGCTTTTTTGCATCAATACGATCCTGATGCGTCTGACATCACTGATCGTTTGCCCGGCCTGCCGCGCGTCACGCTGGGCCATCCCGGCGGGCGCTGTTTAAGATTCAGCGAGAATAAAATTCGCTTCTTTACCGAGTCTTTTGGAAACGTCGGCACCAATCTCGGCAATGATAAATTCGCACAGTTTTACAACGCGTTGCGCGAGGTAGATTTTAGCCCTCGCTCACAACAGCAAACGCGCAGCGGCAATGGCACGCTCTTTCACGGCGATAACTGCGCCGAACTCTGTTGGAACTCGCTT